GCGCATAAAAATTGTGTCCCGGCTCTCTTGCACCATTTGCAACCAGGCTGGATTCGGGTACGAGTCAAGTTGTCGCGTTCGTCTGATACTATCCCACAACCGGCCGAGTGTGATGGGCGCGGGCGTCTTGTATATTTCAGCTGAAAAAACCGAGGAGAGCACGCATGACGAAAGTGTGTATCGTTGGCGATATGTACTACACAGATTTGAGTATCGGCGGTGGCCCAATCATCCCGCCCGGTGGCGGCGGTGGCGCCCCAGGTTATCCCGCCCATCCGTGGGTTCCGCCTTGGGGGCCGGCTCATCCTATCGCACCAGGGGGGCAACCTCCGGGGTTCTGGGGAGGCGTCGCACCGCCGTGGGTCGATACTACGCCTCCGGGGCCGCAGCCTGGACCGTCGCATCCGTGGATTCCGCCGAGACCGGGACAGGGCCAGCCCCCCGGAATCTGGGGCGGCGCAAACGAGCCGTTCCCCACGCCGCCGATCTTCATCCCTCCAAACGCGCCGCCGGTCGATCCGCCGACAGACGAGAGCAAGGTCGTATGGAAGAGCGGCTGGACGGCAGACAAAGGCTGGATCACGGTCGGGATTTTCCAGCCTGAAGCGCCGATCCCCACTCCGTCTTCGTAAGCGTAAAGGGTACTTAGTTCGCCCCAGCTCGCCCAGGCGGGCTGGGGTTAGCGTCTGCCAATGAAAGGCGCGCCGCTGGCTCTGCGGTCAAATAACAGCCAGGCGCAATTGTCCTTGCCGACATGCGGGCTCCCCGGAATCCATTTCACGCGACCGACCGCAACGATCAAGCTCAGCCGTTGCGTCAGTGGGCCGGACGATTGATTGAAGAGCCAGTCAGCTGACATCAGGAGCCATGTCGGCGCTTGGTTCGATAGATTCGTGATCAGCGGATGCAAGTTTTTGGGCTTGCCCCAAAATGGCGGATTGGTGATGAAAAATTCCCCGTCCTGCATCCCGTAGTCATGCTCGCGCGCATCGATCGGCAGATCGAACCCGCCGCAGAATATATGCCCTGCCGCGTCCAGAGCCCGTCGCAATGCGCCGTCGCCGTAACAGGGCTCGATGAATCGAGTCTTAGGCTTGAGCCAGGGCAAGAGCGGCTCAACCGCTTTGGCCGGCGTATTGTACAGGTCCCGCGGGAGCCGCTCGAACTGCGAGCGCTTGCCCATCAGCTGAACCAGGTGATCATCGAATAGCGCGTGATGAAGGAGGTCAAGTCGGCCAGGTATCGCATCCTCAAATTCCGCTGCATTCTGGGGACGTGGACCTATGAGGTCTGCGACGGCTACTGCGTGCTCGGCTATTACAAGTCATGGACGGCGGCCAAAGCGCGCCTCGCCGATGAGCTGGCTAAAACTGAAACTCGGCGACCACCTCCCACGAGTAATCAGTCAGCGCATCTTTCATCCACTCCCAATATTTCTCATCCTCACCATGAAACCGATCCGGCCCCGTGATCTCGATGTTGGGGCAGAGCCCCAGCTCAAAGGCGGCGCGCAGCCGGTGGCTGCCCTCGATCGCGTACAGTTCTCCGCGCCAATCGACGCAGCGAATCCTCGGCCGCCCCAGCTCGCGCATGTCCTCGATGACGTCGCGGAGATGACCGGGGTCCGGCTCGTGCTTGGCCCAGATGCGCAGGACGCGCTTGCCCCCCAGTTCGATCATTGGATTCCCCACCATAGCTTCATGCAGGCGTCACAGAATTGGCAGGCGTGGCCGTCTTCCTTCCACATCATCAGCGGCACCTCGCCTTCGCGGATCACCGCCGAGCAATACGAGCACAGCGCCGATCGCGGAGAGTCGGGGCGACCCCACGTCACCCGGTCCCAGTCGAACCCTTCTTTCGGCTCGAAGATCATAAGGGGGGTTTGCCGAGCGTCTTGCGATCGGCGTCGCGTTGCTCTGGCGTCAATGGCGGTGCGCCTTGCCAGCTCGTCTCGTAGCCGCGTTCAGTGAGCCATCGAATTGACTCCTCAAGCATCGCGTCGGTGGCGTCGAGCCATTGCAACCGTGCTTTGTGAGCGGCGGCAAGAGGGACGTCCGGCCGCGCCCAATCGCGCTTGTCGCCGAACAGCTGTTCATCGAACACCTTGATCGCATGCTCAAGCGTCATGTCGCGGAAGAGCGCGTCGCGCTTTTCGTTAAATTCCTGAACGCCGCTCATTGCCGCGTCTCAGTCGCTACGTCCGGCATTGGCGGCGGGGGCGGCGGGGGCGGCGGCTGCATGGCGTTGGTGATGATCGCCCAGGTCATGCAAGCGAGGCCGCCGATTAAGTCCGTTTGCGGCCGCGCGCCGAAATGCCATTTCCACCCAACGACCCCGTTCGGGTCGACGGTGATGATGGCGAAGGCCGCGACCTTCGCAGCGTTGGCGCGCTCGAGGCTCTCCTCGAAGGCCTCGACCGAGCGCGGGAAGGGGTGGGCCTGCTGAGTTGTTTCATTCACCGTTGAGTCTCCGTTCTGAGTAGAGGTTGTAGTCCCGGTCAAGGATGGCGACGATGAAGTCGAGCGCCGTGTGCGCGTCCGTTTGCGCTTTCGCGTCGCGCTTGAGGAGACCGTTGCGGATGATGTCGAGGCACCATTTGACGTGCTTGCGATCGTCATCATTGAGATCCTGACGTCGCGCCGAGGCGCGCCTTGATAAAAGCGATGGCGGCTCGCCGCGCCTGCCGATGTATTTGTCGGCGAGCTTTTTCATCGCCAGCCTGCGGGTTGCCGTCTCGACGTCGGGCCTCAAGCTCTTGCTCCTGTCCGTAGGCGCCCATGAGCGTGATCGTGGCGACCAGGGCTGGGTCTCCGGCGATCTCGACAATCTCCTCGTCGGTCGGGTTCCGCAGGCTGAGATCGGCGTTGTAGATCATGACGTGCCGGCAATAGAGGCACACGGTCATGTCGCCATCGCGGGGGCTGTGCTCTCCGCCCATGCCGATCATCGACGAGGCGTCGATCCCTATGCCGCAGTTGAGACATGGCGACTTAGTGTGCCGTGTGGTGCTCGCAGATAAGGCCATCCATCGACTCTCCCTTGAGCTGGCGAACTATGCCGGCCATGAAATGCGCCCAGCCGGCCTCATCGAATCCAAATGTGGCGAGGGGCTTATCGTTTGCGTCGAGCAACATTGCCTTGTAGGTGCCGCAGCCGCACGGGCAGAGACCAAGCCATTCGACCGAGTCAGCGGACGGGATGCGCTTCTTGGCCATGTCAGAACTCCACGTCAGGCATCGGCTCCGAGTCGTCGGGGTCGGCTTTAGGCGTTGGCTGGGTATGCGGGAAGGCGCGCAGCGGGCGGCCGGTCCAATAGACGTAGGTTGCCCCATCGTGGCGAGCGACATTGAGGATCTCGAGCGCGACCAGGTCCTCGCGCATCCTCTGGATCCTTTTTTTGAGCGTCTCGCGCCATCGCTTCTCGGCGATAGCCGCCTCGGCCGTCGTCTGCTGATCCGGCGCGATCGTGTCCGGTGGGCTCAGCTCAACGTAGAGGCGCTTGGTATCCTCCCAAGGGGCCAGCGAACGCACAGCGGAGGCCAAGGAGAGCTCCCGAGGGACCGGGATGCCGTATCGGCGCTCGCAGTCGAAAAAGGCGCGCATGAACACTTCCTGGGCCTTGTTCAACCGGTAGCCCTTGAGCTCCTCTTCGCGCCGCACCGCCTCTTTCTCACCGACGGGGATGCATACGCAGCTCGTGATCGGCTGCCCGTCTTCATCGACGCCGATCGTCAGCGGGAACAGCTCAAAGTTCATGCTCCGACCGTCTTCGTCGTCTTTTTGCTTATCCAACTTGACGGTCCGAATTTTGGTTTGCTCGTCCCGCTCGACGAGGAGCACCTGGCCGACGTTGGCATAGACCGAAGTGTGGCCGCGCAGCTTGCCGCCAGCCGCATTGAGATGATGAACGAGCATCACATGGCAGCCGCAGCGCTCGCTGATCTTCGCGACGTTCGCGAGAACCATCGACATGTCCCTGCCGCTGTTCTCATCGGCCCCAGGCGTCGCCGTCGCTAATGTATCGATGACGACCAGGCGGAGCGGATCGCTGAACACTTTCGCGTGCTCGATGATCTCAGTGATCAGCGCATCCACGTCATCGGTGGAGTGATAAACGTCGATCGGTTTCTGCAGGAGCACAAACGGGGTTTCCCTCGTCCAGATCCTGCCATGATGCTGCCGCCAGGCACGCAGTCGCTTCTTGCAACCGACGGCCCCTTCGCCTGCCTGGTAGACGACGGCGCCGTGTTTAACCCGGAGACCGAATAGCGGGCGCGCCTCGGCGACGCAGAGGCCGACCTCGAGGGCGAAGAATGATTTGCCGCTGCGCGAGGCTCCGGCGACGACAGAGACCTCGTTGCACGCCAGCCATCCCTGAACCAACCAGTTGTGCTCGGGGCCTGGATTGTCGAGCTCGTCCAAGTAGAGCGCTCCAAATTTGCTGCGGATCGGATCGTCGAAGACCCAGGCGACTCGCTTGAAGAAATCATCGCTGCTTTCGATGCCGACCGGATGCTCAATAACGTCGGGGAAAGCGCTCATATGTCCTCCTGGCGGCCCAGCTCGCGCAGGAGGAAGGCGTTGTAGTCGGTCCCCTTGGGCGGGAAGCTGAGATCGACGGCGAGGTCCTGCGCTCTGAATCGTTTGGCGGCGACGTGCAGCAAGGCCGTCGTCACGTAGCTCTCGGAATCGGCGTCGGCGATGAGGATGACCGACTTGATTCCATTGGGGAGAATGATGCCTGGGCGTTTCGGGTCCGGCTGCCCGTTCGGTATCTTCCGCGGTCGACCGTCCATGTCGACGAGCTTCTTGTGCATCTTGCTGCCGGTCGCGGCGCCGGCCAGGTTGCCCAAATCCACCGCGGCGGCGAGCATCACCTCTTCCGGCCCGAGCCCGAGCTGATGCCACGCTAGCGCGTTCTCCCAACCTTCGCTGACGGCGATCGTTTCGGCTGGCTTCCCAAGGCGGATCATCCCGCCCTGTTTCTTGCCGCGGATCTTCTTGGACTTGTTGCGTGAGCTGCCAGTTGGCGTCCACTTTTTCGGCTCTTTGGGGTCAAGGTAGGTTTGACTGATGCCTATAACGTCGCCGAGTGCATCCCGTATGATGGCGATTAGAGCGGGTACGCTGGCGAGGAGGATGGGCTCGTTTGAGCCATTGTCCCCGAATCCCCAGTAGTCCAGATTTTGCACGTAACGCAAATCGCCGGTCAAGTGTCTTGAGGGCGTAAGTCCGCGCGTCTCTCTCATGTAGGCCTCGGCGTGCGTGTCCCAGATCGGGACCGCGCGCTTGATCACCTCGGAAATCGAGGCCTCGTCGGCGGCCGCCTTCTTCTCCATGGCGGCGCGCTCTTCCGCCTCGCGCTTGGCGTATTCAGCCGCGCGCACTTGGTGCGCCAGCTCACGGCGTTTGCGCTCCTCGGCGGTCTCGTCCCTGGTGCGGTCGGGCCTGGGCGTGCCGGTGATGCGCTCAACCGCCTCGATCATGTCGCAGCCGACGACATGCCTTACGAGATTGATGCAATCGCCCTTGCCGTACTCATCGCCCGAGCCGCGGCACAGAAACACCCGTTTTTGTTGGTTTACAGCGAACCGATCTTTGCCGCCGCAGATCGGGCAGGGGCCGATCCACTCGTGCCCTTCTCGGTGGAGGTGAGCGCCATACTCGACCGCGACATCATGGATGTCCCGAGCCCTGGCCGCTTCAATCCAATTTGTCCACTCCGCATTCGATGCGCGCGCCATTGCCGTCTCGGTCGCCTCTCCCGATTAGGCTTGGGTTTTATTTAAAGGCCTCGACGAACGTGGCCATGCCTTGCTTGACGATCGTCTTTAACCACTCCGCGTGTTTGCCGTCTTTTTGCCACTCTGCAACCAAGTGGACGAAAATGTCAGCCGCCGCCTCGAGGGCGACGACATGCTTGAGGTGCTCCTTGCCCTCGGGACTCTCGCAGTAGACGAATGAATTGGCCTCGTAGGCCGTGCGCAACCCCCAGGCACGTTCAATGAGCGTGTCGCGGATGAGACAGAGCATGCGCTCGCGCTTCTCGTCCCGCGCGTCGATGGTTGCGGCGTCGCTCATGCCGCCCTCATCGGGTAGCGCGGCGGGATGATCTCGACGGCCTGCCGGAACATCATCTTGGAGATCGGCGGGGTTGCCCGCTTGTCATTGGCCAGGCAGGCGAACCACCAAAGCGCGCCCGCGTCGGCCTCGTCATCGTTCGCTGGGCTCCAGCCGAGCAACCGGCACATGGCGCGCGTGCGCCTCTTAGCGATGTCGCGCTTGAGCCTCCCATGGCCCAGGAAGCCCTTCCTGGCTGACGTGATCAGGACGTCATGCACGGGGACGCCCTTGAGCCTGGCGGCCGCTCCAAACAGCATATAAAGCCCGTTGAGCCGCACGAGGGACGCCCTGGTCGTCTTGCCCGAGGAGCCCTCGAACGACAGGGGCTCCTCGATCCAGAGCTGGTCCGGACGCTCATCAGTCAGCCGGTGAGCGATCCACCGCAAGGCGCGGGCACCCACTTCGAGATGGTTGTCCCCGCTATCCCCAAAGTTTACGGTCTCAAACCGTGGGACATCACCCGGCCGGCCGGAACAAATACCCGTCTGCGTGGCCGCATCGACGGCCATGATGAGCGGCGCGGGCATGGCTGCCCGCTATTCTGCAGCGCGATCGTCAAATTCCTCGGGGGGCTCGGTCACGAGCTCCTCGATCGGGTCGCGGCGCTTGCGCTGCCGGCGGGGCTGCGCCTGGGCCTGCGCCTTGGCCTCATCCATCGCGGCTCTGCCGAGCGGACTATCGGCGAACGTGCCGAGCTGGCTCTGCAGGCGATCGAGCGCGGTCTGCGTGACCTCGTCGAGCTCAGTCTCGAGCTCCTCCATTTTGCGCAGGAGCTCGCGTTGCTTGACCGAGACCTTCAACGCCTTTTTATCGAACCCCTTTGTTTTCACCGCCTCTTCGATCGTGTCGCGGATTGCTTCGTGCAGCGGCTTGCAGCGATTGGCGTAAAGCGCTTTTTCGGCCCGGAGATCCGCCATATAGCCTTCGACGGAGCGGACTACCTCTTCAGCTTCATCTTTGGTTGGGCCATTCGGGCGATCGGTCATGCTGTCTCCTTCGTTTTTGGTTTTGACTGCGGGGAGACCGCAAACATTAGGTCTGAGATGTCGACCTCACCGCCGGTCGCTTCTATGATTTTCGTGAGGTTTTGGCGCTTGGGAATCGTGGTGCCGCTCAACAATCTGTAGATAGTTGTCGGGTGTACGCCAACCCGCGCCGCGAATTGCTCGGGGTTCATTTCCTTCTTGGCGAGATACTCGCTTAGGCGCATGGGCGGCTACCATAAACGGCGGCATCTTGCGGTCAATGCAAATTCCCCCTTGCCCGGACTTGCACGAACTGCAAAACTTGATTCGCCATCGATCCGCCCGCTCGGCCGATGCGATGAGCTGTGTCGGGACGGTTAGTCGAGGCAGGCCGTAAGGCGCGCGCCACGGTCGGATCGGTCCATGGGAGGTCGGGGGCGGTCTTAGTCGGGCCGCCCCCGCAGGGGAGTGGGAGCATGCGATATCGAGTTCAAGTTACGGTCGGAGCCGGCCATTTAACTGCCGTCATCGAGGCCTCCTGCAAAGACAATCCGGAGCCGGATCTTCGAGTCGAGCCTATCAATCAGCCAGCCCTGCCAGCCCCGCCGCGCCGGACGGCGGCGCTTATGCGTCCAGGCGCGGAGCCGAAGCCCAAGGCGCAAAGGCGATCTCCCTCCAGCTCTGGCGAGCGCCGGGAGGTCATCGAGAAGTCTCTGAGAACTGGACCGAAGCGCTGGAAGGAATTGAAGACCGCCCTCGAGGCCGCCAGCCTTTCACCGTGGACGCTCAACTCGCTGATCTCGACATGGCAGAAAGAGGGCAAGATTCGGCGCGGCCCCGAGGGGCTCTGGAGCCTGGTGGCGAAACATGACGAATCGGCGATTACCTGAACGCTTCCTGACTGACTTCCCCGATCTTCCATGGCTCGGTCAGTACATTCTTGGCGGCGAGGAGGGGCACACGCCCATCCCCTGCTATTCGCTAACCGAATGGGGCCAGTTCATGGAAGGCGACAAGCGGCTCGTCGCCCGCACCGGGAACGACACGAAGTGGGTTTCGACGGTGTTCTTGGGCCTCGATCATCACTTCTTGTGGGGCGGTCCGCCGCTCGTCTTCGAGACCATGGCGTTCATTAACGAAGGCCGGACCATCAAGCTGGGCGACAGCGAGATGCCCGTCGCCGAGCCTCTCGATCAGGCCCGCTATTCGTCATGGGACGACGCCGAGATCGGCCACCAGGCGCTCGTGCGCAAATGGCTGATCAACGCCAAGACCCGTGTCGTGAGGGTCGATTCCGAATGATCCATTCTTGGCCCATCACGAGCCGAGAGGAGTGGCTCGCGCGCCGACGTCGCAACGTCAACGCGAGCGAGGCCGCGGCGCTGTTCGGGCCGGAGATCCACCCGAGCCTCACGCCCTACAAGCTCTGGGCGCTCAAGTGCGAGAAGATCGACGATCCGGAAGACAACCCGACGATGCGGCGCGGGCGCAAGTTTGAGCCGGTCGTCGTCGACATCCTCCGCGAAGAGAACCCGACGTGGAAGATCGCAAGGTCTGGGGTTTATCTCTGGGATGACCAGACCCGCATCGGCTGCACCCCTGATGTAGATGGGACCCGGCCCGACGTTTATGGGGACGGCATCGTCCAAATAAAAACTGTCGGGCAGTTTGCTTTCCGGAAACGCTGGCATGACGAGGAGGGCAACATCGCGATCCCAACCTGGGTCGCGGTGCAGGCCTCGATCGAAGCCTATCTGACCGGCTCGACCTGGGCCGGCGTCGCGGCGTTGAGACTCGGCGACGGGGGCATCGAGGTCCTCTACGTCGATATCCCCTTAAAACCGCATCTCATCCACGCGATCGAGGACCTGACCGCTGAGTTCTGGCGTAGGGTCGCCGACAACGACCCTTACGACCCCGATTTCGGGCACGATCGAAAGCTCATCTTCGACCTCTTCGTCGAGGGCAAAGGGCCGATCGTCGACCTTAGCGACGACGTCGAGTTCGGGGAAATTCTGCAGGAGCGGGCGCAGCTCAAGCAGGTCGAAAAGGCGGGGGAGTCCGCGACCACTCAGCGAAAGGTCCTTGACGCACGGATCATCAATAAGCTCGGCAACTCCCCCGCCGCCCGCAGCGGCGGCCGCCTGGTGACGATCAAAGTCGTCCGCAAAAAATCCTACCAGGTCAAGGCCACGCAATACCCGCTGGTCACTGTCAAAGGAGTTGAAGATGCCGACTAACGGAGCCGGAGGTGCAGCTGGTTCATCGCTGACGATCGCGCAAGAGCTGGGGCAGCGGATGACCCAGTTCGAGGCCGCTTTGGCCGGGAGCGGAGTCTCGCCCAAGAAATTCGCGCGCGTCATCCTGACCGCAATCAACCTCAACCCCGATTTGCTCAACTGCGATCGACGCTCGCTCATGAACGCCGCCCTGAAGGCGGCCGCCGACGGGCTCGCGCCTGATGGGCATGACGGCGCGCTCGTGCCCTTCGAGGGCAAGGTGACCTGGATGCCGATGATCGCCGGGGTCCGAAAGAAGGTCCGGCGTAGCGGCGACGTCACCGCCTGGGACGTGACTGCCGTTTTCGCGAAGGACCATTTCGACTTTGAGCTCGGCGACAATCCCTGGATCAAGCACAAGCCCTGGATGCCTGGGCAGCTCGATCGCGGCGAGGAAGAGAGCGAGCCAGAATACCTCGCTCGCCTGCGTCGGCATGTCGACCATGGGCCGCTAACTCACGTTTATTCTGTCGCGATGATTAAGGGCGGCGACAAGTCCAGGGACGTCATGTCACGCGCCGAGGTCGAGCTGGTGCGCGACACGTATGCGCGGAAGAACCGCAAGGGCGAGTTCTCGCCGGCCTGGCGCAAGTCTTTCGCCGAGATGGCCAAAAAGACGGTCGCGCGCCGGCACGCCAAGCAGCTCCCCATGTCTAGCGATATCCTCGGGTTGCTGACGCGCGACGATGAGCTATATGATTTGGAACGAGAGCGCGGCGAGCGCGTGCAAGCTCCCCGCGAGCTGAGTGCCCGACTAGACTTTCTCGCAGGAGTCGATCCTGAAACCGGCGAAATAGCGACTTCCGACGACGAGGTGATCGACTCCCTCGTCAAGGAACGCGCGGTCTCCGATGACGCCACTGGGGGTAGGATCCCAGCGGCCGAGGAGGCCGCGCAGCAATCTGGAGCCCCTCTCCCCGGGGGTTCCAGTGAGCGTGATGGGCCACTAGCAACGAACCCCGTCACGTCGGCACCCGAGCCGGATGATGTCTCGTCCGACTCGTCCGCGCCACCGGGAGCGGCGGATACCCCCTCGCAAGCTCCCGGTGGGTCGCCTCGGAAGGCCAAGGCGGCGACCCCCGACCTCCTGAGTCAGAATATCGCGCTGCGCGGCGACGAGATCGCTACGCAAGGCCGCCAGCAGCTAGAACGCTGGGTTAATGAATTGCCCCCGGACGAGATGGCGAAAATCTCGTTGGCGCAACTGAAAGCATGGCGCGGCGTCGCTGACAAGGTGGGCGTGTGAATGGCCCAATTCGCCGCCCGCACAAGAGTTCCAATCGACAAGACCAAGGCCGATATCGAGCGCCTGGTGAAGCGTTACGGGGCCAAGGGCTTCGCCTCCGGCTGGCACAACGACGCCGCCCGAATCGAGTTCGTTTGCCACAACCGGCATATCCGCTTCACCGTCGTCGTCCCGCAAGGCGAACAGGCAGCGCGCCAAAAGTGGAGAGCCCTGCTTCTTTTGGTCAAGGCTAAGCTGGAAGCGGTCGACGCCAAGATCGCGAGCTTCGAGGAGGTCTTCGTCGGAGAGATCGTTATGCCGGGGACAGGCAAGACGATCTGGGAGACCGTGCGCGAGCCGATTCGCCTCAATTACGAGGGAAAGAAACCGACGCCGCTACTAGGATTCGAGCATGACCGGACCTCTTAAACTGCACCGCAGCTACAACTTCGTCGACAAGCATACCATCGTCGATGAGATCCGCACCGCCATTCAGGACAGTGGCGAGCCCGTCGAGTACATCGCCCACGCCGCTGGCGTCTCTCGGGCGACGATCGATTCCTGGCTCCACGGCAGGACCAAGAAGCCCTACTCGACCAGTCTCGAAGCGGTAGCGCGCGCTCTCGGGAAGCGCCTCACGCTGAGCGACAACGGCGATATGCAGCTCGTCGATGTCCCCCCTCCGCCGCCGGCCATTAAGAGCCGGCGATTGTCCCTGGGCTGGAGACGCTACCAATGATGACGCGCGAAGAATTTCTCACGGACCTAAAGCAGCGCGCGCTCGAGATCGCGCGCGCCGGAGATCTGCAGCATGCGGTGAGCATGATGACGGTGGAGATCAACCGCCGCCATGACATGAAAGTCCATCACGCCTTTACGTTAGCCGGCACGATGCACGCAATGAACGACGACCGGCCAAAGGTCATCGACTGGATCGAGTCGATGTCATGATCGAGGACATCACACTCGCCTGCCAGCTTATCGTCCTGGCCATGCTCATCGGCATCACCTGGTTCGGTTGGCAGACGCGCAAAAACGTTCAGAAAACGGCTGATCTGATCACGCAATACAGGAGGGAAGTCGAATGGCTGGGAGCAAGAATCGACATGCTGGAGCGATCAAGGCAATCGCAGAAAATGACCTCATCCAAGTGAACGAAGACGGGCCGCCGAACTGGTTCCGCTGTGTGCTTGCGGTCGATGAGGTGAAGAGCTGGGGCGTCCAGGCCTATTGCACGATTCCGCGAGCGCAAGGCGAGGCGTCAGGTGACGCCTACATGCGGCTCAGTTGGGGTGAGTTCGACGAGCTCGGCGTCAAGTCGAAGTTCGTCGCGGTCGAGGACTTCCGGGTGAACCCGGATTAAGGAGGAGGAAAGCATGGCGCTAACACCAGCTGCATTACTTGCGTTCGTTTCGACTGTGTTCATGGCTCGATCCCTGGGCGGGGACCCGCCGATCGAGCTGCCGCCGGAGCCCAAGCCGGAGCCGCTGCCGGAGCCCAAGCCCCAGGAGGTGAAGGAACCGGAGCCCGAGGAGGACCCCGCTGCGCGCCACCAGCGCATCAGCAGGGAGATCGCCTTGCGCCTCGTGAGGGAGAATGTCGATTTGCGCGAACAGCTGATCTGGGAGCGGCACATGCGCGCCCAGCTCGAAGTGGAGCTCGCGCGGCGCAGCCAGCAGCTCGCCGCCCAGCAAGCGCCCATCCCCCTCGTGATGCCATCCGACGCCCAGCGCCAGCTGCTGGGAGCGCAAGTGCAATTTGGTTTCTGCACGTGCGTTCCCGGCCGCGCCGACGCGCTGCGTGGCCCGCAGCCTCATCGGATCGTTGGATGACCAAGTGCATCTGCGGCGAGGAGCACGAGCGTCACCCCGTCCCTCTGCTGAGCATGGGGCTCTCGACGACCGACGAAGTGGTCAGCGTCGAGCCCTTCACGGCCGAGGACGGGCGCCGCGCTTGGCGCTGCGTCATGGCTGACGGCGTCAGGGAGATCGTTGTCGAGCTCCGCGAGGCTCCGGCTAAGGGGGACGCTTAAAGTGCCGAAGCTTTGTCCCAGTTGCGGGCTCACGAAGCCTCTAACCGAGTTCAATATCCGCATACGTGATTTTGAGTTGATCCCGAGATGTCGAGCGTGCTGCGCCTCAGTTCATGCAGAGTGGCGTGCCGACAATCGTGAAGGCCTGCTTGAATACAACCGCGCCTACAATAAGACGCGCCCGAAGCGATCTATCCCAAGAGAAAAGGCGACTGCAGCTCAACGAAGATGGCGAGCAAAGCGGCGGGCTCTCCTGCTGGGAACTCCGCTATGAAGCGCGAATGTGGAGACTGCCAGCTCTGCTGCAAATTGCTCCCCGTAAAAGGGATCAACAAGCCGGCGCTCACCCGCTGCCCGCATCAGCGCCACCACAAGGGGTGCGCCGTCTACCATAAGCCCGAGAAAGGCTTTCCATGGGAGTGCGGCCTATGGAATTGCGCCTGGCTGCAGAACATTGACGCGGCGGAGCTGCGCCGCCCGGATCGATCCAACTACGTGATCGATGTCATGCCCGATTACCTCACGGCAGAGGGCGCCGATGGACAGAACATCGTGCTCCCCGCCGTCCAGATCTGGGCCGATCCAAAATACCCTGACTGTCACCGGGACCCCGAGCTGCGGGCATGGCTCGTGCGCCGCCGGGGCTTTGTGGGGCTCGTCCGCTACGGGGCCTACGACGCCATCACGCTTATCCCGCCGTACATGATGGAGAACGGCGAGTGGCTTGAGAAGCGCAACGGCAATGTGCTTGAGAAGACGCATTCGTTCGGCCAGGTCCTCGAAGCCTTGAGCACTGTCGGATGAAGCGCGCCGCCATCGCTGTGATCGCCATCACATTGGCGCTCGAGCCGGCCGCCGCGGCGAAATGCCATCATTTCAGCATTTGGAAATATCCCTGGCGGCAGAGCTGCCGGATGACCGCGCTCGCGCCGTCCTCGATACGCTCTCGGGCCAGGATCAACGTCATCCTGCCGGTGCCACGGCCTATTGAAATCCCCCTCCCCGATCTCACGAACATCGACTGGGGCCAGCTCCCCGACGATGACGCGCGCGGCAGGCTGATGCTGCGCGCAACTCTCCAAGGAAAGGAAGACAAATGAGTGACGAAGCCCACCACACGGAGCCCCTAACCGTCGGTCACGGACGCCACGATTATTCCACCGCAGCGACCTTCAACGAGCCAACGCAGCTCCGGCGCATGATCAGCGCGATCCCACCGAAGGTGGAAGAGATCCCTCACGACGCCGACGCCGAGATCGCCGCCGCGGCGACAGCTGCAGCGAATCACCGCTCCGAGGCCCGCCGTGACGCCGTCCTGGCGGTTGCGCTGGCTATCGCGCGGCGCGGTCAGAGCCCCGTCTCAGACTGGACGACGCGAGACACGGATACGGCTTACGCGATAGCCGACCAGCTCATCGCCCTGGGGCAAACTACCTAGCACGCCATGCAAAACAAAACGTGCAAATAGGGCAAAACCGTTCTATGATTAACGGCGTTCGGCTGAGTAGCGCCGGACGCGACGGCTGGCTCGAGCCCACACTCTAGCCAGCCAGCCCTGCGATGACCGAACGTGGGGCGAAGGAGAGGGGCCGGCTTCTGAAACGCGCCTCGTTATTGGGGTCGGCCTCTCTCTGAATCACCCTACCACAGATCATCGCGTCGCGCCGCAGCGTTCAATCCGGCGGCGCGCCGATCTTTCGGCGCACGTCATCACAATTATCGACGACGTTGATAATCTTGCCGTCAACGGTCTGAATCACGCACGCGATATCGTTGGCGAAATGATGTTGATGTTGCTCGCGGACCGCCCGCAGGCTGACAATCTCCGCCGGATTAACCCAGATCACTTGCTTGTCTGGGCCGTCGAGCGCCACCAAGGCGACGGCAAGCGCAGTGAGCATTCCCCACAGCCAATCTCTCCCACGCCGTACTTATGTCATAGACCCAAGCGCGGGTCTCCTGTTCCCGATTCGTCTTCGCGTACTCACTGATTGCTGATGCCGAAAACGATGGCGCGCACGAGGTAGACGATCGCGGCGATAAACATCACCCAGGTCAGGATGGGCTGATCGAATCCGAATTTTGAGAGGAAGGCGAGCGCGAGGCAGAACAGGCTGCGCTCGGTGAGCGCCAGCGACTCATCGTCGCTGGCGAAGAAGACCGGCTTTAGTAGAGGGCGAGGCGCGCGCGAGCGCGTCGGCCAGCGAAGCCAAGGAAGACGAAACCGAGGAGCATCATTGCCCAAGTGCTCGCCTCCGGCACGGGTGGCCCGCTCAACTGATTTACGAAGCCCGCGTTCGTCCATGCGGTGTCAAAGGTGGTCACGTCAAGCTTGCCGTTGTTGCCGATTGAAACATCCACAGCTATCGGCGCGATGACAGTGCCCAGGCCAAACGAGCCGTTGAGCGTCAGGAAGTCCGCGTCGCTGTTGAAGCCCACCGGGATCACCGCATCCTCGATTTGGAACGTCGTCGGCGCAGTCAACCCTGCAGCCGCGTAGGCGAGGAGGATGTTGGAGAAGCTCACCGATGCATCGGCTCCCGGCAAGTTGAACGCCTTGCCGACATCCTGCCCCGCCGAGAGCGTGACCACTGGACCGTCAAACAGACCGTTCGTCTGGTCGAAGGCCGTCGCCGCCACCGTCGTCTGCGGGCCGAGCGAGAATGCGCCTGCAGAGCCGACGCCGGTCGCGCTCGTGATGGTCGGCAAGGGCGACCCGAGCGGCTCAAGGAGGAGCACGCGGATCGGCTGGTTGATGGTGTGATTGCCGACCTCGGTGATCGTCAGCGTATTGCTGTCGTTCAGGAGCACCGGATCGGAGCCGGTCGCGGTGGGCGAGCTGACATGGAACGACGCCGGGTCGCAGAACGTATTGCCCGCGGCGTCGGTAGTGCAAGCGGTCTGCGCGTGAGCCGCGCCAGCCGCCACGAGGATCGTGGCGGCGAGAAGTGTCTGTCTGAGCACTGGAGCCTCCTAATCGGCCAAACGCGGAGCGCGCTGCCGGCTGCGGAAGACCCCAAACAGGCCCAGCAACCCGAACCCTGCCATCAGCATCGCCCAAGTGGAGGCTTCCGGAACGCCCGTCTCCATGGCTTGATTAAAGCCAGTTATGCTACCCCCGGTTGTGAGCGCGAGCGATGCACTCTCAGTCATACTAAACGGCGCGAGCGCAGAGAACGCCGCGATGTTCGAGCCCGCGAAGCTGTCGGGGTTGGTCGTCGGCGTACCAGAGACCGTCTCCAATAAGCTGCCGGGGGTGTTCAGCGGATTCGCGCCCTGCGTATTGAGCGGGTCGGCCCAGAACGAGAGCGAGCTTGGCCCCGACCCAACCGCGTTGTTGAAGGTCAGCGAACCGCTGTCGCGGACGAAGGTGACCGGCGCGGCGAAACCAGTGTCGCCAGCGACCAAGCTGATGGTGATCGGCGCTCCCGACAGGTTCTCGATGTTGGAGCTCGAAAGCTGAAGCTCGTTAGGCGCGCCGAACGAACTCTGGGCCAGCGTCAGCTGGACGAACGCCCCGCCGACGCTCTGATCAATGGTTAGGAGGTTGTTCGCGCCGCCGCTGACGTCGCAGGAAAGCTGGCCGTCGAAGCAACTGAACGTGCTCCCGTTCGCGGAGATCGAGAGCTGCAGCCGCGCATAGGCAGGCGAGGCCGCAATCGCAGACAGAATCGCAGTGGTCACAAGAAGTTTGCGCATTGGATTACCCCGCTTTCGGTTCGGCCGAGGCTACGACCTTAACAATACATTTTCACAACGCCCTGTTGCACGCAATGCAAAAGAATCAGTCACGCCCGCACGTCGGACAAATATCTGGCACGCCCTGCGGGAAAGGCCCAGGCCATTTGTCGGCTGGCCGGAAAGGGCGAAGTGTCCGCCCCCTTCATCATCGCGAAGCGCTGACCGAACAGGAGGTCGGCGGCGGCGATCAAGAGGCCGATGAGGACGATGGCGCCGAGAATGTATTTGATCGCTGAGACATACGGGCCTGCGCCCATCTGCGTGCCGATCCAGTCGACGACAAGATTGATGACGTAGAGGACGACGACGGCGACGATCACCGCGATGGCGAAGTAGACGATGCCGAGCGGCGAAACGGCGACCGCGCCGCCACCGAGCCCGAACGCGGCTGCAACCGTGACGACGAGAGCGATCAGGAGCAACGCGCCGATCGCGATCTTGGCGATCCGAGCAAAGAACTCATCCGGCGCGACCTTGTCGATGGAGAGAAAAAATATCCCACCCGCGGCCAGAACAGCGATGATGTTGACTACGAATTGCACCAGGCCTGACATCTTTGGCTCCTATTCAGTCGACGGCGGCGCAGTGGGAGGAACGCGCCGCCGCCGCCAAACCGCCTCGCCCCTTTCAACGACGCGCCGCCAGGAGTTCAGCGATCTCACCATTTGATCATCTTCATCGTTGTGCTTGTCGGCTGAACATTGTTGTGGGCCACCCAGCTGCCCTGCGCGGCGACGACAATGTTGGCGTAGCCGGTCCCGACATAGACGCCATTGGCGCTCGCGCCGCTCGTCGTCACATTGGTGAACTGCCAGCCGTTGCCGGGAGCGATGTTGGGGCCGAGGGCGCTGCCGTTGCCGACATTCGGGACATTGTGCGTGTGCGCGTCCTGCGAGGCGGAGTGGCCATGGCCCGAGTCGCCGCTGCCAGGATGGTTGTGTCCAGGCATCTCCGCGACCGATATCTGATGGGTCGCCTCGCCACCCGCGTTGACCCCCACTCCCCAGCTGTAGAGGATGCCGCGGTTGCCGGCGTTGGCGGCGTAAGGTCCCTGGCCAGGGACGGTGCCGATCTGGTCCGCCATCGCGAGCACGGTCCCGCGATAATCCGGCATCTTGAAGTAAGGGCCGCTGACGCCCCAGGTCCCGCCGACGACGTCGTACAGGATGTCGTGCAGAGACTGGAAGACCCACCGACCGTCGCATGGGATCCAGCCGTTCCCGCACCATCCAGTCGGGAAATCGGCGATCGTCCCAGGGCTGCACTGGCCATAATCCCAATGAACGCGCCAGGGCAGGACGACGATGCCGTAAGGGATGCCGAACCCGGTCCAGAAATAGATGCCGTTCGTGTCTTGGCCGTTGTTCCCGCGCACGTAGATGGTGAAACCGTTGAGGTTGACGCTCGGCATGATGATGCGGCGGCCGGCGATCGGCGGGAAGTAGACGTATTGATCGCTGCTGAGCGTGCCCGTCAGGAAGATGATCGGGTTGGAGGCCTCGGCGAGCGTGAGCTGGTGCGTGCCGCCTGACACGGCGAGGCTGAGATAGCCGCCATACGCCGTGTCGAGCGTAGTGAGCGAGCTATCCATCGGCGTGTCCCAGCCGGTCGTCGCGTAGTCGCCGTGACCAGGGATCTCGAGGCGGAGGTTGGGGGTGAAGGTTGAGGTCATGGCAACCTTGCAAATCGTGCAAATTGAACTATGTGGAGGTGTCCTACAGGAGTCGAACCCGTGAACATCACGCTATCCGTCCTCGCCGCGCTGATCATCTTCAGCTGGCTCCAGAACCCATTTGTTGAGCGGCTGATTGCAGTCGCCGGGCTCGGCGCCCTCGCGCTAGCCGCGATCTTCTTTGTCGGAGCGCTCGGCACGATGGGCCCGCCGCAACCGGAACAGGTCATGCGGCCGATGCCGCCGGGGTTCGCCGAACGCATGACAGTCGTCATCTATATTGTTCTCCTCCTGTATTCGGCGGCCATTTGGGGCCTCATCGCGGTTGTCCGGAAGGTCCAGCGCCGCCGACAACAGCGGACGCCAACGGCCCTGACCCCGCGACAAGGCTATTCTCTACGCCCCTAAGCGCCCTCATTAGCATCGGCCTCGACGCGACATGGTTCAGGATCTCGTTGACCTTATTGGGGTCTCCCGAGCTCAGATTCTTCGCGATGAAATTTGCAATCTCCGGGTTCGCCCCAGCCTTGATCAGCGCCTGGTTGTAGAGATGCCCGACGACCGCTGCGCCAGCCCCAACCATGGCGCCGACATGGGAACCCCCAGTCAGCTCACGGCCGGTAATCGCGTAGTCCCGCATGTTCCGGCCGAGCTCACCCAGCTGTGACCCGCCCCCCTCCTTCGCCGCATCAGCCCATTGCTGCACGGTCGACGAGTTGCGCATGACCGCATTGTTCGACAGGTTCATCGCACTTTCCCAGCGCAGCGAGGCCTCGACTTTCGCCGCTCCGAGCGGGCCAAAGGCAGTCTGAAATTTCTGCCGCGTCAGCGGATCGTTGAACTGACTGAGGAGGTCCCGGCTGTCGTTCGTCGAGAGCGATTTCCCCTTGACCGCCGCAGCCATGCCGCGCGTGAACTCCGCCTTTTCGGCCTGGCTCATATTGCCGAGCGCCGCATTCATGTCGTCGAGCTTCTTGCCCGGGGGCGTCTTCAGATAGTTGAGGCCGGCGTCGAGGGCGTTCTCAGCGTTGAAGCCTTCATAGGCGCCCTGCCGCGCCGTCTTGAACGCCGGGACTGCAGTGTCCAGCTCGCTGGTTAGCGCCCGCTTGAACGTGTTCCAGTCTTTCGCGCCCTCCTTGTTGCCGCTGCCGATCGCAGTCTCTTCCGCGCCCTGAAGCGAGCGCCTCACCTGATCCCAGTACATCAGGTCAGGAGGCTTTGCCGTGGGGTCGAGAGAGACCTTTCCAGTTTTCGGATCGACGCTGAATGGGTTCTTGGGCTGCTGCTGCCCGCTCAGCGCCGCATAGTTTTCGGCTTTCGCCTGCGCGTCTTTGAGCACGCTGCGGAACTGAGGCGCCTCCATGAGTTGTTGCATGCCAGGGGTCCAGAGCGATTGGCCGGCCGGGTCGGAGTAGGCTTTGGTGTAGTTCGTGAGATTATTGGCGCGGGCATTGCGCAAGATCGAGTCGCGGGCGGTTGCCGTATCGAGGCCTGTCGCGCCGCCGAAGGTCTGATCCATGAGGTCGGCCATGCGCTCGTTCTGCTTGTTGGCGCGCGCCATCACGGTGTTCTGAAGGATGTCTCGCGCATCCGGCGAAAGGTTTGCGGTTGCACGCGCGAGCGCCTTCGTTGGGCCGCCACCGAGGTCCATGGCCGTGACAGGATAGCCAGCCTGGCGCGCGGCCTCCCAGTCTTGCTGGGGAGTGATGCCCTGGTCGCCAAACCCGCCGCGCTCTTTTTCGACATCGGGTTGCAGCGACTCGGCCGTGCGGTTCATCGCCTTCTGTTCAGGCGAGAGCCAGCGCTCACTGAGGTTTCGGATGCCTTGCGCGGCGCCGTGAAAGACGCCGCCAAAGAAGCCGCCGCCAATCCCGCTCTCGATCGCGTTCTTCGCCCGCTCCTCCGGGGTCCAGCCTTCGCCAGCTCCGGAGCCCGCGCCCCAGAGCGAGCCGATGCCGATCGATTTCGCCAGCGTTGGGACTTTCGGGCCGAACGCCGCACCAAATGGTGCGCCGGCCGCAAGCGCCGAGCCGTAGTAGATGCCTGGATGCTGGCGCGCGCTCTCACCAGACAGGAGGTCGAGCCACTTCTTGTTCTCTTCGTAGCGCTCGCCGAATGTGCCGGTCTGTTCTTCCGATGGCAGCGCCGCGGTGCCGAGCGCCGCGATGTCTGGGCCGAACGGGAGGACATGCATGGCGCCCGTGCCGGCCGCCGTCCAACCTGAGACAGGCGCGTCTTCTTCGCCGGTTTGGCTATGCGCCGGCTCCTCTCTCACGCTTCCTTTCGGCGCTACAGCCTGCGAGGGCGCCGATGGGGTAGCCCCTGTCGGGCTCCAGCCTGGGCCGGTGAAGCTCCAGAACGATCCAGGCTCACCGGCCGGCGCAGGCGCCTGCGTTGTGTCCTGATGCTCATCGTTATCTGGGGCTTCCAAGACAGCCATGGCTCACTCACTGCTTAACCGGGCTGCCGTCATAGTTGAACGCCTTGCCCGTCGTCTTGTTTGTCCAAACTCCAGTCTGATTGTCGTAGGTGTATTTCCCGCTAGGCAGCCCGGGCGGCCGGACGCCCGAGCGAGCTTTCCGCAGAGAGACGGCATCGTCGATCTTGTTGTCCTTGACGAACTGATCGTCGTAGTCGCCCAGGCTGAGCGTAGTCGGGCGCTGGCCCTCCTTGGCGTGTCGCCACTTCATGTAGCCCTGGCCGTATTTGTCTTGGTAATCGAGGACGCCAAGCGCCTGCGCCAGGATGGCGCGGTTCGCCTCCGGCTCCAGCTCGGCGCTGGGCGAGGCCTGCTTGTAGGACGTGATCTCGGCGACGCGCGGGGTTCCCGGCATGGCCTTGACGGCGTCCATAATCATGGCCGTCGAGTTCTTGACGTACTCCTGGTAGCTGGAGGCCGTGCTCGGATCCAAGCCGACAGCGCCCGGGTTGAAGCCGGCCGCCTTGATGTAGCGGACGACATCAGCCTTCCAGTCTGCGCCAGCTCCCGGCTTGTAGCCGCTGTCGAGGAGCCCGATGAGCGCTTCCGCGCGCTGCGCGAGGACCGGCCGGCTGCGGAGCCCCTGGCGCACGTCGGCATCCTGTTCGGACGTCGCCTTGACGTCGGCCTCTGTCCCCGCCTCCAGGCCTTTCTTGATGCCGGCCGTCCTCGCTTCCCAGGACGCCTTCGCGGCCGCGATCATCGCGTTGCCTTGATCGATGTAGGAATTGCCGGCCGTGCCGCCGCCAATGTTCATGGCGCCGCCAAGCTTGATCCGCCGCATCCCCTCTATGTAATCCGGGTCGGTTGTGTAAGTGCCGATGTCGGCCCCAGACGTGCCGGCCCCGGTCCTATCCCCAGCTCCTCCCGCGACCTTCGTCGGCGGAGCTCCGCCCCCACCCGTTCCAGATTGCCCCGCGCCGCCCGTAGGAGCCCCGCTGGCGCCCGTTCCCCCTCCCAGGGTAGGAATAGACGGGAGAGGACCAACGCCCGTCCCTGAGCCTCCTGTGCTCCCTGTAGAGCCGTCGCCGACGTCGATGCCCGCATCACGGAAGGCCGCGATCTGGATTTTGGCCATGCGCTGCGCGATCTGGGTCTGGATGACCTTGAAATCGGCGTCCGCGCCATGCTCGCGCGCCTCGGCCGACAGATTGGCGATCTGCGCCTGATTGTAGTTCCAGTCCTTCTCCAGGCCCTGCATCTGGCCGAGGTACTTGTTCCCGGCCGCGAAGCCCTCGCCCATCTGTGTGCCGAGCCAGGGCGAGCGAGACGCCATCATCCCTGCGCCGACCGTCATCATGTAGCCGAACGGGTCGCGCTTCAGCTCATCGCCCAAGGTCGGAGGATGGCTCGGCTGCCCGCCGCCAGGAGGAATAGCAAACCCGCCGCCGTAGCCTTCCGTAGTGGCCACGGCAGGCTGCGCGCCAGCGCTTGGGACATCGGCGCCCCCGCCCGCGACCGAGACCGGCGAGGCCTTGCCAGAGCTCAGATAGGCCTGGGCGTACTTGTCGCCCTTCCACGGCGCGAGATTGACCCCCTTGCCATGGCTATACATCTGGTCGATCGCGAACTTGCCGACGCCCTGCCATTGGTTCGGGTCAGTCGGATCGTAGCCCGCCTTGCGCGCCTGATCCCCGAGCGCGCCAGGATGGATGTTCATCTGAAAATCGCCGAACGAGAACGGCTTGCCTCCCTCGACATCGACGGTCGATCCGCCGACGCCAGGAGCGTACAGCCCCTCGGCCTTCGCGACGCCGAGCGCGATGTTTGGATCGGCGCCGGGATAGGTCTTGGTGATGTAATCGCGATACCAGGCGGCTCGCTGCGCAGGAGTCGTCGCTCTCCGATCAGACGGGACGCCGCCGCCTCCGCCTCCGCCGCCGCCTCCGCCTCCGCCTCCGCCTCCGCCCCCTCCGCTCGGAGCTGGGGCCGGCGCGGGCGCGGGCGCGGCCCCCGCAAACGGGTCTAACGCCTCTTCGATCGCCGCGTCGCCGCCCTCTTGAAAGTTACCGCGCAGGGAGCCAAGCCCTACGCCACCTCCAGTCGCGAAACCTGTATCAAGGTTGAAAGTGTCGTCAGGGAGAGCTGCGAAATCTCCCGACAGATCAGCGCCGCTGACGATATCGCTCGCCCCGCCGCCTCCGACGTCCCCGGCGCCTCCATCCGATCCCGTCGGCGTCGTCTGCGCCCCGCTCCGGTCCTTGAAGCCCGTCAGGACGGCGCCGGCCTGCTTCATCAGATCGCCAGGACTCCCCGGCTGAGCGCCGCTCTGGGGCTCTGGCGCTTTAGGCGCCTGGGCCTGCGGCGGACCTGGCCCCAGTCTGCCGCTGCTGCCGGACGAGGCCTCGATCGCCGCCAGGAACGGATCGATCGAACCGCCCCCCTCCGCAAAGCCCATACGGCCGCCGCCGCCGAACAGATCGCCGAACCCGCTCGCGGCCTTCGAGGTCGCGAAGGATCCGAGGCCTTCGCCCTGTGAGGTCTGGCCGGACATGCCGAAGCCCTGCGGCGTATAGCCGCCAGTGTTCTCGAGAGGCGAGGAGCCCATGACGCCGCCGCCGCCCTGGAAGTTAACCGGCCCACCAGAAGCCCGAACGGGAGCGCCGAGATAATCCTCACGCGGCGGGACCCAGCTCCCGTAATCGGTGTTCGGCGTCGGCCAGGAGCCATGGTTGCCAACGATGTCGGCGTAGTTGCTGAGATTGACGCGGCCTGGCCCGCCGGCTGGGTGAGCTCCTCTAGTCCGCGCGATATGCCGCGCCGCAGCAATCGCTGGGTGAACAGGCGCTTGAGCTCGAGCGTTCGGGCTGACCCCCGCGGCGACCGCGTCGCCAGGAACGTAGGTTGAGCCGCGCGCATTGCCGGTCGTTGGCACGAAGTGGCCGGCGGTGATCGGCGGCCCGCCCATGAGGCTCGTGACGTCGCCGCGATAGCCGCCTTGCCCAGACGCGCCGCTCAAGGAGCTTGCCGGAAGCGTCCCCGACATCGGCGCGGCGTCTCGCGACGGGACGTCGCCCCCGCTGTCATTGAAGGTGTCGAAGGTGTCGTCGCTAAGATTGGCGAATATCCTGTCGAGCCATCCGCCGCTCTGCGGCGGCGGCGCCCAGGTGCCGCCTGGGTCCGTCTGGCCGGGATAGGGCATGTTGCGAGTCTCGGCGGGACTGGACGTATCGCCGCCGTCGGCGCGGCCGATGCGGCCGCCCGTCCACTCGCTCTGGAAGCCCGCGCCTCCGCCATGGAAGGCCCCTGGCAGATCGAGCTCGTCATGATGCCACATGGGCGTGCCGAACTGATCGCCCTCCGGCGGCATGATCAGTTTCGGCCCGAAGGCGCCCCCCTCTGTGTGCCCAACCGCGTGTGGCGGGACCATCGGCATCGGGCGCGGAGGCGGCGGCTCGGGCGGCGGAGCCGGGAGCCTCAACGGAGGCTCATTAACCCTGCCTTCGATCGGCGGCTCGACCTCGGTCGACGGCGGACGGTACTCGGTCTCGCCGGAGAGCGGTCCGGGTCTGACCGCAGGAACACGGGACTGGGGCGGGGGCTCGGGAGGAGGCCCCCAGTTCATCGAATGCCCGCCATAAGGCTTCGTCTTCCAGGTCTCATCCAGCGGCTCTGGGGCCGGCTCGGGTGCCGGCGGCCGGACGACAGTAGGCGGGACGATCGGCGGCTGCCGGAGGAGCGGCCCATGCAGGGGATCGCCGGCTGCGCCAGATCCTGCCGGCCCCGGCGTCGGCCAGCCAGGATAGCGCGCTGTCGAGGGATGGTCCGGCTGCGGCGTGATGTCATGAGGCTGACCCGTCACCGGATCATGCGCGATGACGCGAGGCTTCACGATGCCGCGCGAAGCCGCCGCCTGTGCTCGAGCTCGCCCCGCGAGCTGGCGCTGCACTGCGATGGCTGGCGGCGCCTGCCGCCCTCCAAAGAGGCCAGAGAGGTCGAGCGCAGTGTAGGTCGGAGGCGTGCGCCCCGAACCGGTCCCCGGTTGAAAGGTAGTGAAGCGGGGGAAACCGCCACGCTGGAAGCCGTCGCGCACGTTCGTCCCTCCGATCCCTCCGCCTGCCGATTTTCCGGGCTGGAACATGTGCGGCGTCGGTCCGCCATAAACATCGCTGTAAGAGTGCGCATAGCCAGGCATGCCCAGCTCGCCGAGGAACCGCCCCATGTCGTTGCCGGGGCCGACTTCCGCCCATTCCTGGCTCGTCCCACCGAGCGCCGCCTGCCTCATCGGCGACTGAGGCGCTGGCTGCGATGGCGGGGGCTGCGACAGCGTTTCAGTTCCTGCCGGAACCTTTCCAGGCGTGTAGCCGAACCCGCTGCCGGAGCCGAACCCGCCGCCGGCACTGCCGCCCGCGCCAGGATCGGCGATGCCGCCGCCTTGGAAGCCCGCCCGCCCGCCGTTGGCGTGACCCGTCATTGCACCGAGGTAAGCCTGCCTACTCGCAGGCGAGACGCCGGGGGGTGGACGTGGCGGCTGCCACTGCATGGGACCCCCCCAGCCCCCGCCGCTTGGGTTGTTGTGATTTGCGACCGGGTCGAACGTCGTCGGGACCCATTGGCCTTGCGGCTGGGCTGGCGCAGCGGCGGCCGGAGCGGCGGCCGGAGCGGCGGCGAGGGGTTTCATTTCGGTTCCTGCCGGGACCTTTCCGGGCGTGTAGCCGAACCCGCCGGCACTGCCGCCCGCGCCAGAGCCGCCCGAGCCACCACCTCCGCCGCCGAAGTATTGATTGGCGATGTCGCCGAGCTGGCCGCGAGACAGTCCGCCATATGTCGCGCCAGCTCCGCCAGGGATCCGCGCGCCCCCAATTGCGGGCGGACTCGTGATGCCTCCGGAGGGAGCGACCCCGCCGCTGCCCGAGCCCCCGCCGAAGAGACCCGCGAGAGAGGCCTCGGCCGAGCCGAATTGCGGCGACGAACCGAGGTCCTGCCAGTTTGGCGATGGCGAATTGGTGACGGGCGGCATCCACTGGCCGCCGCCGATCGCCAGCGGCGCGGTGAGATCGAACCCCAAGTAGGGGTTCTTAGAACCGCCGCTCCCCAGCTCCCAAACTGAGGCGGCCATACCAGAGGCTGGCCCCACCTCTTCTCCCGGGCTCCAGCCGCCAACATTCCCTGCCGGGTTCAACGCGCCGCCGCCCTGGAAACCTTGCCGCTCGCCGCCGGCCATACCGGATGGGCGCAACGGGACAGTCTCAAAGCCGGGGTTAGGATGAACGTCGGCCCCGCTGGCGAGCGCCATCGAGCCTAAACCCATGCGCGCGCCAGGCACCCCCATCATCATCAGATCTTGCCCAGGCGAGCCGCCTCCGCCGCCGCCTCCGCCTGCCACACCGCCGAGCGAGCCCAAGCCGCCCATCGCGCCCATCATTTGCGCGCTGCCCATCGGCGCGCCGCCGGAAGCGAAGTGGCCGCGGTCGGCTGCCTCGTCGGTCGCGCCCTCGTAGTCGACGCCGAGGAGATCGCCAACGCCGATTCGCTTCACATTGCCAGGATCGCGGTAGGCCTCTTCCTGCGCCATGAGGCCGATCTGGGTGCGCGGGTCGCCGCGGAAGTTGTAGCGGTAGATTTGCTTGCCGTCGTAGGTCTCACCGATCGGCTCGACGTTCTCTTTCGCGCGGATATCAGAGAGACCGAACAGGCTGCCGAGCATCCCCAGTCCCTGAAGCCCGGCACCGATCCCTTGGCCGATCGTGTTCGGCGCCGGAGAAGTGGTCTGGCCCGAGGTTGTGCCGCCGGACAGGCTTCCTGTCCCCTCGACGATGTTCCCCAACCACCCCGTTGTCGTGAACGGATACGCCTGCCCTTGCTGATACATTTGCTGGGCGGCTTGATCGATCGCCTGCTGTTCTTGTTGCGGGATCATCCCCGCCTGGATGTTCGCCTGCGCGCCCTGGAGCCCAGCCTGCTGAGCGGTCTGGCCGATCGATCCGAGCTGGGACGCTGCCGACAACTGGCGCTGGGCATTGGCTTGCTGCGCACCAAGATTGATCCCTTGCTGGTTCTGCCAGTTGCTCATCGCCTGGTTGAAATTGGACTGGTTCAATCCCGCGATCGTCGGCGCCTCGGCGAGCTGCTGCTGATTGGCCAGGATCGATTGACCGATGCCAGCTCTGTCTCCGCCGAACGCGCCCGAGCTGATGTTCGCGCTGTTCAAGAATTGCGCTTGTTGTTGATTCTGATTGTTCATCTCCGCGGTACTCGCGTCGATGACCGACTTCGTGAACGGGTTCATGAAGGGCTGGAGCGAACCCATGCCCTGGAATTGCGATGGGTTGACCGGGGCGGCAGCCCCCATCGTCATCGCGCCTGCAGCTCCAAGGTAGGGCTGCGCGGCATTCGCGTACTGACTGATCCCACCGACCCCCTGGAGCGTCTGACTCGAGAGCGGGGCGACGAGCTCGCCCTGGTAGGGTTGGTAGGGCTGATTGGCTACGTTCGTCGCGCGATCGACAAGGCCTTGGTACTCGGCCATCACCTGGGGCGGCGGCCCAGACGACGAGGTCGACGACGTCTGCTGAGTGCCTCCGCCCTTCGAGCCCATGGCTCTACTCCGCTGCCACGCTATTCGCTGGCGTCATCTCCGCAAGGCGCTGGGCGAAAGGAATCCGGTTAGGTGGCGCGTAACAGAAGAACGCGCCGAACTGCGGGAGCCAGCGGCGATAGAGCCTGATCTTCGCCGCGGTCCGAATGTTCGAGAACACGCCGACGGTGAGATCGAGGCCGATCTGATCGGAGCATTGCTTCGCGTAAGCGATGAGGTCTGCGGCGAAGCCCATGCGCCGGTAGTCCGGCTTCACGTAATTGAAAAACTCGAGGAGCTGCCAGTCGTCCGAGTACCAGATCGGCTCGATCAGCAAGAAGATCGCGCCCTTGAGATCGTGACGATCGCCGATCACGCCGAGGATGCCGCGGCGTTCCGGCCCCTGGCGAATAGCGAGCCGGATCATCGCGGCGACCTTGCCGAGATTGAGCGGATGATAAGGTTGTTCGGCGTGCATCATCTTGCACATCTCGAGGATGCCGAACTCGTCATGCTCATCGGCCATGCGGATATTCAGGCGCGGCGGCGCGCTCCGCAGCTCAGCCTCGTGTACGCGAGAAAACTCTTTCACGAGTCGAGCTCCTTCTCGAACTCCGGCCAGAGGTAGAGCTCCTTGCGGCCGAAGGCATCCTTCGCGAAGCGGCTGATCTCATCGGGCGGATCGAACGCCGTCGGCGTGCCCTCGACCTTGAGCTGCGCGAGCCCGAGGTAGCGCATCGACGGTCCAGGCTGCACGAGCCCTGCAGGGTCGGGCGGATCGGCATATGGAATCCCGGTCGGATGCAGCATGACCGGCAGCTCGGCCGCGATCTGCGGCGCGAGCGCGGCGGCCGGCGCTGCGATGCCAAGCAGCTTGAGGAATCCTCGTCTGTTCATTTGGCTGGCCCCGGCAATCGTTTGATCGTGTCGGCGGCCTCTTTCTTCAACGTCAGGACCCATCTGTCGAGGATGAGGTGCCCCTTATCGACATTGCCATCCCCCATTTTTGCGACCTCACTCGGCGAGATTACAAACTCGCCGCCACTCGCATTGATCGGAACCGCGCCATTCCTCGTCGGCAGATTGGTCGCTGCGCCGCCATGCTTCTGCTTGTCAGTCAGCGCCGGGTTCTCCTCCGACATGCCCTGCGGATAGAAATTCGGCGGCGTGAAGTGCATCGGCGGCGGCTTGCCCCTGGGTATCTTGATGCCCTTGCCGACCTTGAGCGCCGGAGATGGCGCGCCCCATGGCGCCTTTGGCGCGCCCCACGGGCTGCCAAACATCATCTTCAATTGGCTCATGCCGCTGACGGTGTTCCCTTCGCCCAAGTGCGAGACCGCCCAAGCCGGGACGACGTAACTTCCATCGGGGACATGCATGGGAACGTCGTCGGCGCGGCCGGCGCCTGCCGACATGATGCCGCCAGTGAACGGCGACTCGGGACTATCCTCGATGCCGCCGCCTGTCTCGCCGCCTTCCGCGCGCCCAGGCCGCATCAGCATGCGGTCGCTGACCCCAGCTCCGAATTTCGGCGTCGCCATTGGTTTCGGGAGCGTCGGCATGCGAGGCGGCTTACTCGCACCGAGCATGCGCTGGATGCGGATAGCCGACGGGTTGTAGCCGTTCGCCATGGCTTACACCGGATAGTAGGGAACGAGACGAGGACCGACGCCAGGAATGTCGACAGTGATGTAGCCGTCAGGCGAGGTGGGCAGCGGCCCCGCACGCTGTGCGACAGCGCCCATCTGCCCGGTCATGGAGCCGCGCGCGAGGCCGCTTAATTGCGTCGCAACATCGCTGAGCACTGGGCTAATGCCAGCTGTCGCTCGAATGAGATGGCCGAGCTGAGTATTTCCGTTTTGCAGCGTTGAGATCAACGTCTGCAGTTCACCTCCGCTGACGTCCGCCACTTAGGTTCCTCCTGTCGCATCAGTTGCGACCGTCAGGAGCGAACCGGAACTTGAAACCGCCCAACCGTGCAAAAGACCCAAGGTCATTGCCTTGGATCTCCGCGAAGAAATAGCGCCCTCTGCACCGGACCTCAACTGCCCCGGTGGCATTGGTGACAATAAAAGGCCCGTAGGGGATCCAGGTTTCTCGCGGGTCGTCTGGATACTCGGCCGTGTAGAGGATGATTTGGACCTGGGCGCTGACGCTCTGCGGTTGTTGCCAGCGCCGCCAGCGCATGTCGGGAATCATGTAGTCGATGAAGACTTTGTCCTCGCCCTCGCTCAGCATGAAGAAGCCCGTCTGAACCATCCAATTGATCGGCTGGCCGTTGGCGTCCGCCCCCATCTCATGCTGGTGGATCATCGAGTTGACCCCGCCGGAGACAACCATCGACGAGACGGGATGGCCGAAGATGTTGTTGTCGAGCCAGGCCGTGACATGGATTGGAGTCTCGCCGACCATGCCTTCCTGCGGGGTCGAGAGCGAATAGTCCCACTCCCCGGTAACCGGGTTGAACTTCACCCAGCTGTCGTTCTCGCCATCCACCGAAGCCATCGAGGGGAAGTGAAAGGCGACCTCGTCAAAGCCAGAGTTAGCCGCGCCTCGGATATGGTGGAAGTAGAAGTAGTCCCCGTCGCTGTCCCTGGCGTTGTTTAGATTCTTGATGATCACGTCCCAGACGTCGCACTGGAGCCGCTGCACGGTGCCGTTAGAGTACATCCAGAAGGCATCGCGCGACATCCAGAAGACTTGCGGGCCGTAGATGGCCCAGGCGTGCTTGCCGATAAGTCCACAGCCCTGCGCCACCTCGTTGAAGCCAAATACATTGGGATATCCGATGTAGGCCATCACCCACAAACCAACATCTGTCCAAAGCATAGCCTGCTGGGGTCCTTGGCAGCCACCTATGATTTTACTTCCGCGCGTCAGTCGATATGTTCCAGCTTGATTGGAAACCGCCGCGGTCCAGGTGTTATAGTTGGCGTTATCGCACCAGGCGACGAGCATGGGGTCCTGCACCTGGCCCGTGCTTGCTCCGTAGGCGATGATTTGCTGTTCGGGCATGCCGATGAAGAAGCCCGAGGCATAGCTCGGCCCGTTGCCGATCCGCTCCGAGTTCTGAATCCCGCTCGTCGGGTCCCAGGCGAACAGCGGCCCGTTGATCGCGCTCGAGATCAGCTGCGAGCCCCAGTTAGCGAGCGTCCAGTCGTCGCCGGAGATCGCGCCGAACCCAACCGTCCCCTCCGGCGGCGGGTATGGCGTCCCCGATAGCGGCGACGGTTGCTGGCCTACGCCCCAGCCGCCGGTGCCCCAGCCGCCGACGCCCCAACCTGAGTTCGGCAGGAGCGGCGCTTGCGTGACCCAATAGATGAGCTGCGGCGCGCCACTGAGGTTCGCTTCATTCGTTGTGGCCGACGTCGGGCACGATTCCTGCGCGAAGATGATGAAGTGGTTCGCGTCGATGACCTCTTGGACTGGATAGAAGCCCTGCAGCGTCACCGTCCCTGCAGGATTAGTGTTATCGCCGATGTACGTCGGCATCGGGATTGAGAAGTACGCGCCCGCAACCAGCCCATGGCTCGGCAGATAGACGTTGACGACCTCGGTGTTCGCGTTCGAGGTGAATGTGGCGACGCACGGCGTCGTCGCGGTGGCGGCGCTGACCGCGGAGAATGGCAGCGTGATCGTGTACTGCAGATTGGTCAGCATCGTTGTGATCGGGTAGGTGCCGAAGATCACGATGCCGCCGACGGCGACATGGCACTCGATCTGGACCGAGCCGTAATTGTTTATCTGGGCATTGGGGTCGTTGATCGTGACGATCGGCGAGCCCGCCGTTGTCGTAAAGGTCTGACCGTTGGTCGAGACCGCATACTGCGGCGTGATGGTTTGATTGGCCGGCCGGCCGCCTTGGGTCGGCGTTAGGACGTTCAGGCCAGCTGAGCCCGCAATCGCGAGATGGTAACTGAGATTGAGGTCCATCCAGGCGCATAGGTCGCGCGTGATGCCATTGACCGTTTGAGTGGCTGAGCCGGTAGGCGGACCGCTGGCGACGTTCCAGAGCCCCGTCGCGAAAAAATTGATCCAGCCGCCATACTTCTCCGGCAGGCCGCCCTTCCAGCGAATCATGTTCGAGGCGACGATGTTCGCCTGAAGCAGCGTCGGAGTCTGAAGCGCCTTAACTCCTGGCTGGATCTTGACGGTCTCGAAGGGCATGGTTCACCCCGCAGGAGCCCCAGCTGGAGCCGGCATCGACGGCGATTGATACGACGACATCATGCCCCAGCCGAGAAACTTCTTCCTGGTCTCTTCGCTCTTCGCCGAGCTCAGCAGCGTTTGGAATTGCGTCTCCCAGCTCACCGCCATGCGCGGGTCGTCGGCCTGGGCGCCGTAGTTCTTGCGGTAGCCCGAGGCGGAGACCATCGCGCAGGCGAGGAAGAGATCTGGCAGGACCTGGGTCAGGAATGTGGTCTGCGTCCCGTCGGCCGGCGCGGCCAGGTAGAGCGGGACCGGACGCGCAGAGCCATGCACCAGGAAATAATAGGCCTGGTCCGGCATCGGCCCGAACACGAGCGTCTGGTCGTCGAGGAGCGCGAAGCGCACCGGCTGCCCAGTGGTTTCAGGGTTCGGAAAGACGCCGCTGTAGATCGCGTCAAGGTAATCGACCGTGCTCGGGAGGCAGGGCTCTCCGCCAACCGTCGGGGCCACGCCAGGAATGGGCGGGAGGACCGCATTGGGCGGCTCGACCCGGACCCGATCGACGACGAGAATTTGCTGCGGTGGGGATGGGGTCGAATAGACCGCGCCGCCGACCGCGAAGCTCTGCGAGCGCCGGAAAGGAGCCATCTGGAACCACTGCCGCGCCTCTGCGGTCAGGAGGTCAAGCTCGCGATAGCAGCGCTGTTCGGCATAATCGATGATGGTAGGCAGGACGGCGACGAAGTTCGGTTCGTTCACGTTGTTGTTCGGAACGACCATCTCGATCGCGAGCGCGGTTTGGAAAGTTGTATAATTATAACTCATGCCCTGGCCGCCTCCAGTTCCTCGATCCGAGCCGCCAGCGTCTTGACCGCCTCGACCAAGAGCGCAGTCAATTGCCCGTAGGCGATGCCAAGCGTCGTCTCGCCGGTCTCCTTGCCTTCTAGGTCAGTCTCGGCATGCTCGTAGACGACTTCCGGCACAATCGAGCGCACGTCTTGCGCTACGAGGCCGATCTCGCGCTGGTGCTTGATCTTCAGGTCATTGCCTTCGACATCGATCCGGTCGAACGCCACGCCTCTCAGGCGCAAGACTTTGGCGAGCGCGTCGGCGATTGGCTCAATGTTCTTCTTTAGCTTGATGTCCGAACCGTTCGTATAGGTTCCTTGCACCCAGAAGCCCCCTGCCCCGTCGAGCGTGCAGGTGCGGGCCGAGGCGTTGTAAAATTCGTGAGTGTAAGTCGTCCGGCCACCGCCATTGGTGATGCATGTGCCGGTCGAAGAATTGCCGAACTGAGAGCCGGTGAAGCCCGCATACACCGCTCCGATTGCGCCGTAGGTGTTACCCCCGTTTGGCGATTGAACGCCGGTACTGGTGACATAGCCCTGTGTCGTCGTCGGATTGCCGCTGCCATCGGTGGTGCCCCACGCCATGATCGCGCCAAGGCCGGGGTTCCACCATCCCATCCCCGAAGTGCCGTCGCGGACGACCGCGATGCAGGAATTGCCGGCGCCGTGGGAGTAGATCGGGGCGCTGTTGGCGGCGACGTGCGTGCCGGTAGTGGAGACGGTAGCCGCAGAGAAATTGCCGCTCTGATCGAGCGAGGCGATCCGGGCCGCTCCCCAATAATACTCGAAGCTGTAAGTCGGACGGCTGCCGCCGTTGACGACCATCGTCGCCGTGCCTGCCGTATTGGTCGCCTGCCCGCCAGAGAGCGTGATGTAGCCGCCTGCCGCGTTGGCGACGATGCTGTTGTCGGTCGGGATCACTTGGATCGTATTGGCGGCGACGATATATCGCGTATTCAGGTTTCCGGTCAGCGTTCCTCCGGTCAAAGGCAGATAGCCGCCGAGCGATACGTTCATCTGCTGCAGCGGCACCGGGTTCAGGCTCGCGGTCGCATTACCCGACAGCGTCATCAAGCCGGTCATCGCGCCGCCGCTCAGCGGCAGATACCCACCCAATGACGCATTGACTTGCTGCAACGGCACCGGATTGAGATTGGCGGTCGCGTTGCCCTTGAGGACGATGTCGCCGTTCATCGTCCCGCCGCTCAAAGGCAAGAACCCAGTTCCGGTGCCGGTCGAACCCCACTTGGCCCCGTCCCATTTCCAGGCCGAGCCGTTGGGAGCCGTGAACACCTGATTGAGGGTTGCAGGAGAGGGGAAATCTAACATCGGCCCGCCTCCAACGCCGCGATACGCGCCGTCAGGTCAGCATTCTGCGCCGCCAGCGTCTTGACCGCGTTGACGAGCGCGTAGGTCAGCGCCGAAGCGTCCAGCCCGAGAAGGTCCGGCACATCGGTCTTGATCCGGCCTTTTTTGTTGTCGTGATCAATCGAGTGCAGTTCGGCTTCGCAGAGCATTTCCGGCATGATCGGTTGCACGTCTTGCGCCGTCAGTCCGTAATAGGTCTTGCCGTTGTCGGGCGTGCCGCCCCTGCCGTTGTACTGGTAGGCGACCGGGCGCAAGGCGCAGACCTGATCGAGGCCCGCCGAATAATCCTTGACGTTCTTCTTCACCCGAATATCCGACTGCGTCGCCCAGACGCCGCCGCCCGGTTTGTAGCCGTTGCCAGAGACGAGGCCAAAGTTGCCGGGGTAGTCGAGCGTCACGGTATTGGCATTGTTGCCGTACCAATAGAGAACGCCACTGTTCCGGTCTAATTGTAGCGAATAGGCGGTTCCCCATGAGAGGGTGCGCACGCCACCGCTGATATTCATGTAGAAGGAGGCGTCGACGTTGTAGGCGAAATAGGTCGGGCCGGTCGCTACGACGAGCGCGCCCCCGACATTAGTGTTGCCGGTCGACTGGACGCCCGCCCCGACAATCGTCCCGCTCATGGAGATGCCGGTCCCGTTGAGTTGTCCGCTCAACGTCCCTCCCACCAGCTGGAGGTAGGCCGAGTTGCCGTAGGTGCGAACCCAATAGGTATTTGCGACTGCCGCCGAATTGTCGGTGTTCGACGGACTTGGCACAAGCGGGACGCCGGAGAAGTTTGGGCTCGCCAGTGGGGCGCGTGAGGTGTCGGTCGGATGAACGTGGTCGTTGCGCGCGAACATTGCGCCGACGCCAACCGCCGCCGTTCCGTCCATCAATGGGGTTGTGCTTGAGGCGACCGGCAATTGCTGCAACGTCACTGGGTTCAGGTTCGCAGTCGCATTGCCTTTGAGAACGAGGTCGCCGGTCAACGTTCCGCCCGCTAAAGGTAGGAACGGAGCCGCGTTCATCTGCTGCAACGTCACCGGATTGAGCGCCGCCACAGCGTTGCCCTTGAGCACGATGTCGCCCGTGAGGGTCCCGCCGCTCAAAGGCAGATAGCCGCTCGTAAGCTGCTGCAACGGCACTGGATTGAGTGCCGCCGTCGCGTTGCCCTTGAGCACGATGTCGCCGTTCATCGTCCCGCCGCTCAAAGGCAGGAAATTGCCGCCGGAATTGTTAGCGATCACCCACTGACTTGAGTTGGCATCTTGATACCAGAGGTAGGTCTGGCCTCCGACGGAATCGAACCAGAGGTCCCCCGGTTTCGGATTTGTCGGAGCGATGTCGCTGATGGTCACGCTCGCGCCGATCGCCGCTTGCCACGAAGCATCCGAGCCGCGCCGCGCATAGAGCGCACCGTCGGTCGGCGCCTCGGGCACGGGACCAGGCGGCCCGGTGTTCCCGATCGGACCCTGCGGGCCTGCCGGCCCGGTCGCGCCGTTTGGCCCCGTCGGTCCTGCCGGCCCGGTGCTCCCGGTGGATCCGGTCGGACCTGGCACGCCCTGCGGCCCAGGATCGCCCTTCAGACCTTGCGGTCCAGTAATGCCAGATGGCCCTTGCGGCCCTGCCGGCCCTGCCGGACCGTCGTTGCCGAGAGGCCCTACCGGACCCTGGATGCCCTGCGGGCCAGGCGTGCCCTGCGAACCCTGCGGACCAGGCGGCCCGGTGTTCCCGATCGGTCCTTGCGGGCCTGCACCTCCGCCGGTTCCCTGGGGGCCTGCCGGCCCCTGGGGGCCTACCGAACCAGCTGCGCCGTCCTGGCCAGGAACGCCCTGGATCCCCTGCGGACCAGGCGGCCCGACGACATTGCCGAGGCTCGTCCAACCCGCAGGCGTGATTGATGTCCCGACGTAGTCCCAGATCGAGCTGTCGACGGTGTAGACCATCGCTTGCCCGGGCTGCATCTGGATGGCTGTCGGGGGATTCCCGGCCGAGTCCCAATTGATCGGGATGAGACCGGACGGGGGCAGCGTGGAGGGCGCGTTGTGCGTGAACGATCCGACGATGATCGCGGTCTGCCCAGGCGGCCCAGGATTGCCCTGGGAGCCCTGTGGGCCGGATGTACCGGGGTCCCCCTGTATACCCTGCACGCCCTGGATACCCTGGTCTCCTGGGGCTCCCGGGGTCCCCTGGGGGCCGGCTGGGCCGATGATCCCTTGAGCTCCGGTCGCGCCGCCTGGCCCCTGGGCTCCGGTTGAGCCGCCCGGGCCTGCCGGCCCCTGCGGACCAGGCGGACCCTGCGAACCCTGCTGGCCAGGCGGACCCTGCGTCGCGCCCCCGATATCGATCCACCCGGGCGCGGTGTATTGCGTGCCGACGAAGTCCCAGACTGAGTTGCTCGGCGTATAGATGAGCGCCTGCCCGGGCTTCATCTGCAGATCGGCCGGCGGATTCCCCGGAGCATCCCAGTTCGCGGGGAGCAACCCGCTCGGCGGCAACGTCGAAGGGTTATGATTCGCGAAGCTGCCGACGACGATCGCGGTCTGCCCCGCGGCTCCCGTGATGCCTGGCGGCCCCTCGGGGCCTGCCGGCCCCTGGACTCCCTGCTGACCGGGGATGCCTTGAGGACCCTGGGGGCCGACCGGCCCCTGTGGGCCTGACGGACCAGGAATCCCTGCGAGCTGCGTCCAGATCGGGTCGTTCCCGGCTCCCTGGCTTTGCAAGAAACTGCCGGAGACGCCGACGCCCGACCAGCGCGGCGGATCGCCGCCGACGAGCACCGCGCCAGGCGGGTTGGGATAGATCGCGCCGAACTGCGTCGGTCCAGCATAGAGGAGGCCGAACTCCGGATAGAATCCCCCTCCCGTGCCGCCATCATCCACCGAGATCGGCGTCGGCACTCGGATGTATTCGACGAGCACGTCGATCGGGTTCTTGACCGTGATCCCGCCCTGAACCATCGGGATCCACTCGCCGCCTTGGATCACGCCGCCCTGCGGGAGCTGCGAGATCGGGGTCTCGTCTTGCGGGGCTTCGCCGGCTTGCAGCGATGGAGCCGCGGGGATCGGCGGCATGTCCGTTTGTCGCGCCACTGGCGGGAGCGTTAGCGGGGTCGCCGGCCGCGCCGTCTGTACTGGCCCGGGCGTCGGCCATTGCGCAGCTCCAGGCACGCCTGGGATCGGCGACGACGGCGCAGCCGGGTCAGGGGAGAAGAGCTTATTCAATGGTCAGCGGCTCCCCATCCTCGGTTGTGATCGGGCGCAGCGGCGGCAGGGGTCGCTGTTCGGTCGTGATCGGATTGCCGGAGACCGCCGTCGGGTCGAAGCGCGAGGCGATGAAGTTCTCGGGGCGCGGATCGTAGACGGGGACCGGATCAGGCGGCGCGAGGCGCGCCTTGAGCTGCGGGTTCGCCCGATCGAGACAGAGCTGGCAGACGCGCTTGCGCGTATTGATGAGGCTCGTGCCCTGCCACTCGTATTGGTACTTCAGCTTGAAGAGGTTATGCCACAGGCCACATCTGTCGCAGACGCCAAAGGCGCGCGGCGAGTGCGGGTTGGTAAGCGCACGGCCAGACCTACTCGCGTAGCCCATCTTCTTCGCCCGTGACGTACTTGAAATGCAAACCGCCAACGCTATGCCTGCGCAAGTCTCCCAAGCACAGCTCAATCAGAGCGCTTTTGGCGACGCGATAGGCGCGCGCCGCTGCCGATGCGCTCTCATAAAGTTTCCCATCCTCAAGGCACATAACGCGCCTTGAAGACGCTTGCGGGCCGAGAGGCCGATATCGCGCCCAGCGCTCTCGCTCAGAAGCCCTCATGCTGCGAAGCCAAAGCCGATCTTTCGCGCGCCATTCGTGCTTCGACCCAAGCCGCATCGCCCACCTCACCTACTGCCAAACTTCTTGCGCTTGACGAGATAGCCGCTGAACCCATGCGCGCGCAGAATCTTGCTGATCGTGCCTTGGCTCACGCCCAGCTCGACCGCGATCTCGTCTTGCTTCCAGCCCTTGGCGCGCAACGCCTTGACCTTCTCGATGAAGCCCTCGTCAATCATAGTAGCTCTGGATCATCGGCAAGAGGTAGATCGAGCCGTCTTCTGTGTCCTGCGTCGCGGCAATCCCATAGGCCTCGTCGGCCTGCGCCTTGCGCTGCGCTTCGAGATCCTGCGCGTAATGCGTCGCCAATCGATAAGCGAGGCCAGCGCAGGCCGCATCGAGCCAGCGATAGGGGATGTCGAGCTGCATCGCCCCGCGATGCATTGCATCGTACTGCTGACCATAGCTCCAGACGTGGACATGATAGACGTCATTGGGCGTCGGCCAGAACGTGATCGTCTGCGCGATCGTGCGGTCATACCAGAACGACGTCGGCCGGCTTTGCTGCGCCTTGCGCGGCTGCATCGTGTACTCTTGCCGCGTCATCGGCGTGATCGTGAGCTCGCTTTCATCTGGCGGGTCGCCCGTGCCGATCGTGACGTTGAGCACCATGATGTTGGTCGAGGGCAGCGGATAGGTCGCGAGGCCGACTTGCGTGTCGAAGGTTTGCTCGACGACCTTCCAGAGGTTCGGCCCTTTGTTGCTCCACTGCACTTGAAGCAGGTTCGCTTCCATCCACGCCTGGTGCAGATGCTCGGCGAGCACCATCGGCCCGCGGATCCGGATCCGCGAGAGCGCGTTGAGCGTGCATTCGCCGAGCGACGGGAAGAAGTTGAAGCTGCCGCTGGTACGGGATGGCTGCGGCGGCGGCGGGTTGTAGGCGCCGATCGACGAGCCGCCGACAATGAACGTGCCGATGGCGCTCTGCAGGCTCATCGCATGCGTCTCGCCGAGATGAAGCCGGTGAGCTGCGCGCCCGCGCCGCTAACTGAGCCCGAAAGATAAACCGTGGGCGCGGCGCTCGAGCTGATCCGCAGACGGCCTGTCGGGTGAGCTCCGACGCTGGTCGTAGTCAGGCCGGCGGCGATATAGGCAAATCCAGTCTGTCCGGCCCCAGTTATCAGCGGCGCGGTTGCCGAGACCGTATTGAGCCAGGCCAAGAGAACCAACCCGCTCGCGCCGGTCAGCGCCTGGACGTTGCCCTGGACGTCCCAATCGCCAGCCGCGAGCGTGAGCGAAGCAATGTCGACGATCGTAGCGCTGGCCGAGGCGATGCCGGTCGACCTGGAGGCGGTTAGCCATTCGCCGACCATGCCCGCCGCAGCATTGGAGCCGTCAGTGACGCCGGCCACCGAACCGGTCAAAGTCCCCGCGACATTACCGCTGACGTTACCTGTCAGATTGCCGGTGACATTGCCGGTGACATTGCCGGTCAAGGCTCCTGTGACATTGCCGCTGACGTTGCCGGTCAGCGGCCCCGAGAAGGTCCCGACAAACGAGGTCGTAAAGTCTGCCTTCTCGCTGAAGAGCGTGTCCCATTGCTGGGGCGTCGGCACGAATGAGCCGCTCATCCACGTCGATTGCGGGATGCCTAAGATCGTCCAGGGGTCGCTGCCGCTCATTCGCCCATCGCTCCAAAGTTCGTGCCTGGCGCGCCCTCTCTCGCGAGCTTAGGCGGCGCGAATGGCCCCTTCGAGATGTTCGAGTGCGAGTGCTCGCCGACCTGGAGAAACGTCGCGCGCACCGAGCCGACGCCGCTCGTGAGGTTGAGCCGGAAATAGAGCGGGCACGTCATGATCTGGAAGGTGACGTTCGCGCCGCCGCTTTGCGCCGCCGCCGGCAGAAGCGAATTGTCCCAGAACATCGAGCCAACGGGGACGGGGTTTACGAGATCGTTGGGATCGTCATGCGAGTGGAAGAGCGAGAACTGGCCGCCGCCTGAACAAACGATCGCGCCGCCGAGGACCGCGGTCGCATAGTTGTCCATGCGGACCAACGCCTGCGTCGCGCCTGGGGCCACGGTGGCAGTGATCGCGCGCATGTCATCCCTCGACGACGTTGTATTGCGTGACGACCATCTTGGCTGTGCCAGAGCCCGAGTTGAACAATAACCGCATCCAAAGCGGCGCGGTCGCCATCGAAAACGTCAAGCCCGCCGTGCCGCCGATCGCCCCGGCAGGCACCAACCCGGTATCCCAGAACATGTTGCCGACGGGGACCGGGTTGATGAGGTCGTTGGGGTCATCGAAGGAATGCTGGACGGTGAAATTCGCCGTCCCCTGTGTCGACACTTGAATGCCGACCGGCGCATCGGCCCACTCGTCCAGGCGAATCATATTCGACGGGCCTGCGGCGGGGCCTGCGGAGACGGTGATCGGGCGCATTCAACCCTCCTAAAAAATTCGCCGCCCGGAGGCGGCGATTCGGACACAAGCGCCTCTATGAAAGGCTGGGCATGCCGGTTCACAATCCAATGTGTTCGCTGACGCCTCTCCGAATTATGGGACCTTTTCGCTTTCGGCCATGATCTTTCGCTGTTTCGGGCCGGAGCCCGCATCGTGGGTCTTGGGATGAAGGTCCGCGCCGACGCCGCCGCCGCTCGCTCGAGCTGCCCGCCCCATCGAGGGTTTCCTGCCTCCGCCGCTGATCGTCGAACCGCCATAGGCCCGCTTGAGCGAAGCCCCATCAGGAGCTGCGCCGCCGGTCGCCAGCTTCGCGATCTTGCCGCCCTTCGCGCGGAAGATTCCCGAGCCGCGCGAGAGCGTGGCGTCCGGCTCGTTCTTGGGATGAGCGCCGCGCGCCTCGCGCTCGACGTTCTTGGCGGATTGCTTTTTGAGAGCGCCTCCTGACGCCCTGCCTTCGCGACTTGTTTCGCCTCGCATCGAAGCCTCCTTCAGACTGTCGGAACGCCGAACAGCGGGCCGGGATTGAGCATGCTGCCCGTGACCGCTGCAAGCGCCGAGATCGTCTGAGTGACGGAAACAATACTGGTGCCGTCAGGACCAGTGCCGGTGACGCCGGCATTCGGCCCCTTCGTCGACATCTGGAACGCGCCCCGCGGGTCGCCCGTCGTTGTCGTCGCCGGGGCGGTCTGGTCGGCGTACTGGATGCCAACCAGCGTGCCCGTCTGAGCTGTAGCGCCGAGCATGATGGTCGGCGGAGGCGCGCTCGGCACAACCGAGATCGGGAAGCCCATCAGGTCCGACGTCACCACGGTGTAGGCGTGGGCGTCATTGAACTGCGGCGTCGCAGCGATGATGGTCGAGTAGGTCTTCTTGCCGTAAGCGGTCGTCGCGCCAGCGGTCGCAGTGATGATCTCGCTCTGCGGTTGATTGTAGATGTCGAGACCCTGGATAAGGACGGGGCCGCCGGTCCCGCCGGCGACGCCCGTCACCCCGACTCCGCGTGCGGTCGCGCACTCGGGGATGAGGAACCGGCCCATGCCGCCGGCCACGAAGTCCGAGACGCCGCTCGGCGCCGGATTGCCGTAGCCATACAGGCTGTAGCGATTGGTGATCCCAACCTCGGCATTAGCCTGGGCCGTCGAGGGCACAGCCGAGATCGTGATCTGGCCATTAGCCGGCGTGCCGAGGGCCAGGACCTGGGCGAACAGCGTCGCGCCTGCGAGGCCAGCTCCGCCGATCGCGAGCCACATGCCCTTGGTGTAGCGCCAGATGTTCGCGGGCTTCGCCAGCGTGATGACGTTGCCACTCGTGACCGCCGCCGCCTTGTCGAGCGCGATATCGAGCGCGACCGCATTGAAGACCGGGGTGCCGGCGAGCTGCGCCGCGGTGCCAGGCGCAACGCCAGGCGCGAAGGTCGAGGTGTTCGTCAGCGCGACGCCACTCGCCGCAGCCGCGCCGGTCGCCAACGTCACCCCACCGGGGACGGGGGCCGCGTAGATCGTCTGGATCGGCGTCTGCATGTAGATCGCCGGGACCGCGCCAGGATTGATGTTGTCCTTGTTCGCGCCCGCGACCATCGCCGGGATGCCGATCCCGCCGTAGAAGATCGAGGGACCGATCTGCTGAGCGTATTCGGTGGGCTGCATCCCCGCCGGAGCGCCGGTTAGACCTCCGAGAGCGACGATTGGCCCAGATGAAACAGAGCCTGCCATAGTGTCCTCGCCGCTCTACTGGGTCGGGAACGAGCCCCAGATAGATCTGAAGTCGAAGTACCCGAACGAATACCGCTCGTAACCCTTAACAAGCAAGTTGTCTGTCGTGAAATCTACCTGCATGTCGAGCTCGAATGCTACGCGCTGCAAGTATAGGAGCCCTTCTTGATCTGTCATCACGAACCAGGCCGTAGGTGATGTCAGGTAGTCATGCACCAGATGACCATCAGGAATGCCACCTGACGTCTCAGGTATTGCGTTAATATCATTATCATTCGTGCCTGGCCTGAGCACTGTACGCAGAAGCCTGATCGCAATAGGCTCGAGAGCGATCGGAACGACTAGCTTGCGAGCTCGCGCCTGCATTCTCAGGCCGGCATTGTCGCGGAAGAGACCGCGGACCGAGGCCTGCGCATTGAGGAGCGAGGCCTCATTCAGATCCATATCGACGGGGAATCGATTGGGGACGACCCCAGTATCGATCGGATGGTTCAGAGAACATAGCGGTTGCTGATCCCCCAGGATGGTGGGATCGTAGACGGTCGCCATGTTTAGTGGGTACGCGCCATAGATCTCTTTAGTCTGATTGAAAGACTTCTGTAGTCCAAGGTTACTTGGTTGCCACTGTCTTTTATATAAATTATCGTCGATCATCTTTCGTGTGAAAGCATAACCGAGCCCGATCTCCTTGTGGTACTGATTATAGACGTAACGCTCGCCAGCTTGATTGTCGAACGTAGTCGGGCCGCCCTCATTCTTCAGGGCGGCAAGGCCGAGGTACCGCATCGATGCTGTGCGCTCGACCGACATGAAGGATTTGTCGACCTTGTAGATCTTGGGATAGATCCGGTCGATGTCCTTGTACTGTCCCGCAACCTTACGGAGGCCGGGGAAGAGAAGGTCGTAAGCCTGGGCGACTGAGACGGCCATTGGTCAATCCTCCTCAGATGCCCGTCAAGGACTTGTAGTCCTGGTTGTTGAAGGTGACGTAGGCCCAGTTGTACGGGGTCGTCGCATCGGCCCCAGGAGCTCCCGGCGGGTCCCGAATGAGGTCGATGATGCGGAACGGGAACGTGGCCGTCACGGCCGGCACGTTGGTGACGACGTCGAGCGTCGCGCCCGATCGGCCGGTCACCTGATTGCCACCGCCCAGCGAGTACTGGCCGTTCATTCCGATCATGGCGAGCGTGAGCAAGCCATTGGCCTGAACTCTGAAGACGGTTAGCGGGTCGTCAATGATCTTCGCTTCGACGTCGAAGCCGGTGCCAGAGACGACGGCGTCGCTCCCTGGCCACCAGGGGACCGCGACCCGCTTCTTCTGGCTGATCGACATGTACTCGCAGCCGCAGAAGATTCCGCCGATCTGCGCCGCGCCAGGCGTCGATGGCGCCTGCGAGATGTAGCCGGTCGAGAGCTGGATGACGGGGTCGCCCGTGTAGATGGGCGTCGGGTTCGATGCGCTGATCCAGCGCTTCGACATTTGGTAGTTAACGGCTGCGCCGAGGCGGTGTGAGTCAGCGAAGCCAAAAGGCGCATTGGGGTTCGGCATGACGATCCCTTCCGCAATCGCGGGATTTCAGGGTTCGTCATCACCGAGCGCCGGACGATGACTCGGAGCTGTCAAGCGAGGGTACGAGCGCCGCACCCAAGCCTACGGTCTTAGTCGGGAATGCCTATGGGGCCGACCGTGGACCCCACCCGTGGATGCGTCTTTCGATTGGCGTCGCGAGGCGCCGTCCCGGGTGGCGCCTCAACAAGTTTCGCCTCACTGTTACGCACCTGATCGGTGGCCTTGATTTTCTCGCGCAATCTCCGCCGGTCTGTCAACTCCTTTGGCCGCTCCATTAACATCAGACCTTCAATGATAATTGTTTCGTCTGAATATTCTGGAAACAGGAGCTCACGGTGCCGGCTCGCCGGGACCGGCGCCCAGCCGCTGCGGAGTAGCTGATTCGTGTAGTGGGGGAATTGCTTGTTGAAGACCGTGTGCGTCTTCCATTCATACGTCCAGCCAGGGGGGCTCTCGGCGTAGAAGCGATCGAGGTACAGATCACCATCCTCGCCCTCATCGAGCTCGCCGTACTGAGCTCGCAGCTCGGAGATCCTGAGTCGAGCTCGCTCCATATGGTCGATGTAGCCAGGGCGCGCCTCGGCCTCGTCGCGGAAGCCTGGACGAGCTCCGTTCGCGCTCGCCCCCATGAATGAGCCCAGCTCCTCTGGGTTGTTTTGGAAATCGGTCACGATCGCGCTCCCAACATCTTGCCGCGACCCTGCGCATCAAGCAGCTCGGCGGCGTATTCCTCATCAGTCATGCCCAGGACGTCGCGCGCATGCTCTCGCTGGCGAGGGGTGAGAGAGACTGGCGTCCCGCGGATCCGGCCCGTGCGCAGGCTCGGCGCTTCAGCTCGAGCTGGCGCGCCCATGCTGCGCGCTTGACCCATCTGGCGCTGGCCCTGGCGCGTCATTGGCGACATTTGCCCTCCCATGGCCTCTTCAAGCTTCTCTTCCAGCTTCTCGAAATAGGCGTCTGTTTCCGGAATCAGGCCCAGCGAGTTGGTGACGTAGTTGTGCGCGCCGTCGACCCGATTGATGCCGGCGCGGTCTTTGACCATTTCGGGGTGCGATCGGATCCAGGCGGCGCTTTTCGGGAAGCCAGTCCGATCGAGGTGACTCGAGAGCGTTTGGACGTTCCCCTGCATCTGCTGTGCAGGGTCGACGTATCCTGGTTGGCGCGGCTGCGGCTGCGGTTGCTGCCGTTGCTGCTGCGGTTGCTCGGTTGAGAGCCCCTCGCGCATCTCCATTAGCCGCAGCAAATTCGCGCGGCTGTCCGAAATCATGATTTGGGCTTCTGACGCGGCCTTGTGGTCGCCGCGATCGAGCGCTTGCTGGAAATAGACCCGCGCCTGTTCGGAATCGCGCTTCGCGCCCTCGATCGCCTGGTCGACCATCGAGACATTCGAGGTCGCGAGCCCGCGCTCGGCCTGGATGCGCGCCTGGTGCTCGGCTTGCGCCACCTGGGCGGCGCGCTGCGCTACGTTTTGCTGGTACGCGAGCTGCCGTTTCAGCTCGGAGACGCCATCGTCCTCCGGCGCAGGCTCCGGCGAGGCGCGCATCGGCAGCTCGCCCTCGCCGCCGGCCCCATTCGAGCGCAGATCCGGCTTTTTGTCGCCCTTGCGGACCGTCTCGCCGGCAATGACAGTTTTCGGCGGCAGCCGCTCCTCGGGCGGAATGTCGTCGTCTTCGATAAGCGAGCCGAAAGCGGTCTGCTGTTCGGGGTCTTCTACTTCTCGCACTGCCATCAGAACACCGCGTCCGGGTGGCCTAGCTTGCCCTTGATGTAGACGTCCGGAATCAGCCTGCACTCACGGTCACCGATCATGCACTTGAGACCGTCAGAAGCCCGGTAGACCACCCAGTCCCCAGGCGTGACGTCTTGTCCGTAAAACTTGACCGGGCCGTCATCGACGAAGGCCCGCAGCCCCTTCTTGAGGACCATGCCGACCTTGCCCTGGTAGCGGTCCTCATCGACCGCTTCGTCGGCGATCTGCAGACCGCTCGCCGTATGCGTCGCCGGCCGGATGTAGATCGCGACGAGCACTTGCTGGTTCATCGGCTCGACGATCTCGAGATCGGCGCCGACGGCGTTCCAGATGACGTCGCGAGGGTCCTCGACGTGTATGGTTCGGAGTCTATGATGCGCGGGCAAGGGGGCCTCTTCCTTGATCGTCTTCTGCAGCGTCGATTTCTTCCATCCACTCGAGAACGTGACCGAGGGCTTCGAGGTAACCGGCGCGTTTCTTGTAGTCGGGGAAATCGGTCGCAGCTCCCTGGATCAGGGGGCGCAGCATCGCTTGCTGTTTCGCCTCGATGATCTCGGTGAGCTTGCGGGCGAGGAAGATTGAGGTCGCGTCCATCAGTCGGGCGCTCCAAGCGTCGACTTGATCCAGACGTCTGCAGCGTCGATTTGCTCTTTCCGATTGTCCTGCAGGCCGAGCGTGTTCACGAGGCCGCGCGCGCACACTACTCGGGCCTCGTCCTCGTCTTCGATATGCGAGAGGAAGAAGCGGCACGATGAGTTCTCGGTGACGATCACCGCGAATGCGGTGAAGTCCTTGCCGGAGTCCGCCTCTTCTGCAGCCTGGCGCAGCCGATCGCCGATCGCGCTCATTTCGTCAGGCCTTTGACGGCCCACATAACCGCCTCTTCGACGCGCGTCACAGCAAGAGAGGCCTCACGGCTCGCGGGCACATTGGCCTCGATGGCTCGAATAAGCCCGAGGCCCATGTCCTTGAGGTGCGTCATCCCGGCCTTCTCCGCGTCGGTCAGAACGCGGTACTGGTGGCGCATCGTATTGTTGACGGTGCGATCGTCGCTTGCGCTGTCGACATGCGTCATTCGGCCAGCTCAATCTTCCCGCTATTGTTGCGCTTGGCGTTCGCCATCCGGCCCTGGCCGGAGCCTGCACCAAACTTCTGACTGATGCGGCCGCCGCTCGCGCGACCTGGCATGCCTGGGGGCATCATGTGTGGGGGGAGTCCTGGCGGCATGCCGCCAGGCGGAGCGCCAGCTGGCCCCATCGGCGCGCCTGGCGGCGGCCCCATCGGAGGAGGACCTCCAGGTCCTGCGCCAGGAGGCCCAACGGGTGGCATCGGCGGCCGCGGCGGCGGCATCGGCGGCGGGACCGGCCCAGGAGCGGCCATAGGCGGCGGAGCCGGCGGTTGCTGTCCCTGCCCGTGCCCGACGATCACATTGACGACGGTCTTGCCCTTGCCCTTGCCCTTCGTCCGGCCGCCGCGCGCGCGGGGGACCCGGCCGCCGGCAGCCTGGCGCGGCGGCTCGGCGGCCTCATCAGAGCCAATGCCGCCCTGGCCTTTCGGCGCTCCGACAGATCTCCCGCCGAGACCGCCGGTAATGAAGTCGTAGTATTCATGCTGACCAGGAATCGAAGTGTCTAACCACTCGGGCTTCTGTTCCGCGTAGACATCTTTCTGGCCGAGCACGTCTCTTTCTGGGCCGCCTCTCCAGCGCCCGATTCGGCCGCCTTTGGCGCGAATCAGCGGCCGATCGCCGTAGCTTTTCGGGCCGCCATCGGTGACCTTGGAAATATCGCGCGTCTTGCCACCATTGGCGCGCGCGACTCGACCGCCCTTGGCGCGGGTGGGAGGATAATTCTCGCCAGTGAACCGATCCTTGCCGGATGCGTCCTCGTTCGCCATGGTCCGGCCAGCTTGGGTGAACTCGTCTTTGGCAGTCGCCTGTCCGCCGAGCGAGCGCCCGATTCGGCCGCCGGCAGCTCGTGCGGCGCGCCCAAGCGACGGCGCCCTCGCGGCTCCGCCGGTAGCGAAGGCCGAGCAATCGCTCGTCTTGGCGGCTGCCCGCCCATAATCGTCAGCGGACGCGCCCTTGTCGCCGTTGCCGCCGTTGTTTTTGCCTGACGCCGCAAACTTTTGCAGTTTGTCGGTCGTAAAGGCCTTTTGAGAGTTCGCGCCCATGGCGGGGACCTTTCTGGGGTCCCAGCCTTTCACGCCGCGAGTTTATGGCGCCGTTTGCATTTCGTGGGAAGAGATCTATATTTGCAGTTCGTGCAAATAGGAGTCGATGATGGCACAACTTCCCCCGCCGGATCATCCGGCCTGGCAGCAATGGGCGCGGACGAGCCCGGTCCTCGCCGGCATGCTTCAACGCGGCGACCCGCTCACGCGCGGCACCTGGCTGCGGCGCAGTTATGTGTTCGATGAAGTTCCTGACCCCGTGCCCCCCGAGGTCGAACAGCAGATGCCGCCGCCCTTCCGGCAGCTAAATGAGGATCAGGGCTGACCACCCGCGGGCCGGAAGGTCCCAAACCAGCGCGGATCCCTGATCCTCTCGCCGTTCGGCCCCAAGATCGCATCATGGGCCTGATCCATCGTCATCTGGTTGTTCTGGTAAGCCCGCCAGATGCCGTTGGTGATGTCGGTTTGAGACGTAAAGTTCTTCTTTAGGTTCGTCTTGGCGCTCTTCTCTCCCGGCGTCCATCTGCCACGAAGCGCTTCCCAGGTGATCGATTGCATTTCGCGCGGCAGGATCCCCGCCTTTTCAGCCGCCCTGCGATAGGCCTCGGCGACGAACGGATAAAAGCCCTGGGCGCCAGTCTCGTTATGCGTCGGGCTGGCCGCCCCCATGCCAGACGCCGCCTCCGGCGCGCCCGCGCCCAGCGGACGTAGGAGAGCCGCCGCCACAGCGTGCGTGTCGCTGGTGACGTCGCCCTTCCGCGACCATGGCGCGATGATGTTGTTGAAGAACGAGCGCACTTTGTGGCCGCCGCCGAGCGCCTCTGAAATATCGCCCATGCTCTGAGCATGAAACGCCCGGATGGCGTTTGCGGCTTCGTTGGTCGAGCCCCACGAGACCGGGATTGGCTGGCCCGCGACGTTCTTATATTCATCGCTGTAGGCGGCGTTCACTCCGTCGTGGGTCCCGTCCGGATTGTTGATGTAATAGCCGTACTTGCGGTCGCCCTTGTCATCGATCCAATGCAGGGGCTCTCCCTTGGCTATTTCAATCTGCCTGCCGCCAGCGCCCTGCCATTTATAATCCGCATCGCTGATCGGCATCAGATGATCCGGCGGCCCGTGCGCCTCGTAATAGGCGCGCGTGTAGAACGCCTTCTGTTCTGGGGTCATCTGACTCCAGGGCTTCCCGGCGACCTCGTCGAGCTGGCGGAGAACGTCCTGCTGACTGACACTGTTCGGGGACATCACCTCGCCAGTTTTGGCGTTGTATCGCGTCTCCTTGCCAGTCGCCTGGTCGACCTCAACCCGCTCCGGATCCTTGCGAAGAGCGTAGCGATTCACCCAGTCGGTCATATCCCCGGTCATCGTGGCGTCTGGCGCGGTCGTTCCGGCGGTATGCGCGACCCAATCCGCGAGCGTGACGTTCTGATCCCAGTCTTTCTGCGGCGACATTGCCGCCACAACGCCGGCTGCGTTCTCGTGCGGGATATCGTGGGTCAACGCGATATCGCGCGATCGGCCGTGCGCGCCCTCGTACCAGAGACGAGAACCGTTCTTCACCGCATCGCTTATTCGCTGGTAGAGACCGCTGATATTGTCGGTCATGTGCCCGATTAAGGCCTCATGGATCTCCGCATCGGTCGCGCCAGGCGCCACCTTGATGAAGGGGATCTTGCCGCTCCGGACCATGTCGGCGACGGCCTTGCCGTATCTCGGCCCCGCTTGCTTCACTAGGTCCATGCCGACGTGCGCGTCGTTGTTCGCGTGGGCGGCCTGTTCGGCCTCGATCGGCGCATTTGGGTCATCGTTCCACGGGACCGAGGTCCCGACCCGGCTCTCGGGGAACTCTGGGTCGATATGTCGTTTGACGCCGTTGATGTCCAAGACCTGGGCGCGAGGCGTTGCCGCGGCCGCCGAGACGTCAGACCCGGCACCGCCCAGGCGTGGCGCAGCTGCCTCCGGCACCCCATGCATGCCCATCGTCAGGTCACCGCCGAGCATCGGGTCGGATGCCAGCTCACTGCCAGCGCCATAAATGCCTTTCGCGAGATTCGCCTCGGTCTCTGGGCTCATCGTGCGCCAGCCGAACGCCGGGAACGGATCCGCGATAGTGCCAGCGATAGCTTTGGAGCCGAACTCGCCGGCCTTGCCGGCCGCGTAATCGAGGCCGCTCACTCCAGCGCTCACCTCGTCTCCCAGGGTCTTGCCCCATCGGCCGTACCAAGTTGTCGGCTCGGTCGGAGCTGCCTCCGGCTGCGGATATTGCTCGGGGTGCGCTTGCCGGAATTGCTCCGCCTGGGCCTCTTGCTGCGCTCGAGCTTGAGCGTTCGCCGTGAACGCATCCTGGCTCTGATCGTCAGGAGCTCCGCCGGCCTGGAAGCCATGGCGCGGCTGCATCAGCAGCTCGAGGCGACGGCGCAGGGCTTCGCTCTCAGAGACGCTGCCGCCGGCCGCGCGCGGCAAGATGTCCTGGCCCCAGCGCCAGCGGCCAGGCGAGCCCCACCACTGCATCGAGCGGGGCGCGCGCTCCATTTCGGCCGGATGGAAGTCGCGGCGCACGTCCATTGGCAAACCAAACCGGCCTTCGCCGGTATTGGCCGCCTGGACCTCGCCCGCGCTAGTGCCGTAGGCCATGCCCTTCGCGGTCTCGATTAGCTCAGCGCGCGGCTTGCTCTTGTATTCCTTCTGGTTGAGCAACCACAGAAGCGCTTTTTGGCCAGGTGAGCCTTGTTGGTGCACCCCCTGCACATTCGGATTGGTGCCAGGAGGCCAGCCTTCGATATCTTGGACCGCATGCTGGCCTTCGTGAGCGAGCGTCGGGTAGGCCTCCCCGGGCGGCATGTCGGCGTTCAGGACGAAAGCCTTGGCGTCACGGTTGTAGCCGCCGAGGACGTCGCCCATGTGCTCCTTGCCGAGGAACCGGACCGGCATGTCGGCGAGCTCGGGGTAATTCTCGTAGAGCTCGGGGTGCTCGTAGACCTCCGACAATTTGTAGACGTCGCCAGGGCGGCCCCATTTTGAGTAGTCCGGCGGGTGAGTTGGGTCGGCGATCTCGGTATGCCAGTTGCCTTCCGGATCCTGGCCCCAGACATGGCGGTTCCAGACGTCGTAGGGGTGATCGCCGGCCTGCAGGCCCGCTTTCGCGGCGGCGAGGGCGTCGCGATCGACGTTTCGAGCGCCCGTGCCCAGGAACATCGCGCCGATCGGCGCGACCGAATGCGCGATCGTGGGCGCAGCTGCGTGCAAGGCGGGAGCGACGAACTTACCGACGTCAGGGACCGCGCCAACGCCGGACAGGGCGGCCTGGCCATAGTCGCCTTCGCTCCCATAGTGGTAGGCGTCAGCGCCGGACAGGACCTGGCCGCTGATGGGCGCGTAGTTCGCGACCGTCGAGGCGAGGGTCCCAAGGCCCCGCGGGCCGCCCATGCTTTCCGCGCCGGTTTCCAGCCCATGCTGAAGGCGTTCGGACGGAGGGAGGTCGGCGGGGCCGATCGTCCCGATGCCGCCCTGCGCCAGGATGTCCTTCGAGGTCATCGGCGGCGGCGCGTCGGGGACCTGGGCTCCAGCGTCTGGATCGACCTCGCCCAGGTCGGTGACGCCGCCGTCCTGATAGTCGATGCGGCCGCCGGCAGCTCGCGTCGCGAAGGCGTCAGGGTCATGCCAGCCTGGCCCCTGTTCCCGGCCGACGAAGGTCGTATTGCCGATCTTCTCGCGGTTCAGCGCGGCGAGCGGTCCCGCCCAGCTCGGCGGCCGCGGCATGACCCCGTAATAATGGGTGGCGCCATAGGTCGGATCTGGGGTCGCGCCGCTGTAGACCTTGTCGACGAGGCGGCCGATGCGCGCGTAGTCACCAGGCCGATCGCGCTGCAGCGTATTGATCGTCGGCTGGCCTTCTGTCGCGCGGCCGGTGTTCCATGGAGAGAACTCATGGTAGCCGAGGCGCGGATTGACCCCTTCAGCCGGGGCCTTGACGACGCCCTCGATGCCTTGGCCGTAGCCGCCAGATCTGACCCGGTTAAGGATGGCGTGCGTGACGCCGGCCTTGCCGAGCTCGGGCTCGCCTCGAGCCTCACCGTAGACGGTCTTGACCAGGAGATCGCGGTCGCTTGGGCTCAGCGGCGGCGGATTCCAGCCCAGCGGGGGCGCTACGGGATAGCGCGCGTCTCCGCCAATGCCGGAAGGCGGTTGAGGCTGCCTGGAGGCGAGCCGGAGCTCATCTGGAGGAGCTGAAAACGGATCGTGGTCGACTGGCGCGACGTCATAGTCGTTCGGCGACGACGCCATCGAGCCGAAAGGGTTCCCCTCGACCGGATCAACGTCATAGTCGCCGAGGTCGCTACCCGCCATCAGCCATCTCGAAACCGGCCCGCTCGTAGAGGAAATCGTCGAGCGGCGTGTACTCGTCGTCGTCCCAATAGTGGGACAGGTCGATCCATTCCTTGACCCATTCCCAGAGCTTCGCTGCGCCGTAATTCGCTTCTAGGGCCGCGAGCATCCCAGATTCGTCGCTCATTTTCGTCGGATTCTGAAGTACTGGCCCGTGCGAGGATGCTGGACGTAGAACTCGCCGTCCGGCGCGCGCCGCGCGAGCCCGTAAGGCGTGTCGATATGATGCTGGACCGAGCCGCCGGCCGCGCGTTGCGTTCTCGAGCTCGAGCTCGCCGGTCTCGGCTTCGCTTTCACCTCCTGCAGGCGCGCGCGATGCTCTTCCTGGCCCATCTGGGCCTCGTGCCGCTCTTCGCGCTGCGTGACCTGGTCCTCGTGAGCCTGTTCTTGCTGACCCATCGAGCGCTCGTGCGCCTGGGTGCGGTCCGTCATCATCGATTCATGCTGTCGGCCGCGCTCTTCGCGCTGCGATTCCATCTGCTGTTCGCGCGCGCCCATCACTTGCTCATGCTGACGGTCCTGCGCGCCCATGACCATGTCGGTCTGCGCCTTCTGCGCGCCCATCACGCGATCGTGCATCTGTTCTTGCTGGCCCATCTGGGCCTCATGCTGGCGATCGACCGCGTGCAGCTGCTGTTCGTGCGCCCAACCGCCTCTCTCGAGGTTCATTTCGTGCGCCTGGTCGCGCAATTGCGTCGCGGTGTCATGCGCGCGATCGAACTGGTTCTGCTGACCCTCGAATTGCTGCTTCTGCCGTTCCATGAGCGGCTTCCGCGCCTCGTTGGAGGCCTGCGCATGCGCCGTTTGGGTCGCGAGCTGCTGTTTCTGCAGCCCCATCTTCGACGTCGCGATCTTCACTTGCGCGTCGACCATATGTTGCTGGTTGTCCATCGGCACGTTTTGCTTGTCGAGCTCCAGCTGACCGGCCTTTGTCTGCGCGTCGAGCATCGAAGCCTGCCCGGTGAGCATTGCAGCTTGCGCTTTCGGATCCGGCGGCGGCCCTTGCGGCACTGGGTTCAAGTACTGATCCGGGTTCGCGAACCCGATTCCGCGAATGCATGTGCGGCGAATCACCAAGACGTTGAAAGCGCCAGGCTCATCCTTCGCCATTTGATAAAGAGCCGCATTCCTCAACATGCGCTGCAGATGCGAGGCCGTGTTTGGGTCGGCCTTGGTGACGATCGAGTTCTCGTTGATCGCCTGCAGGAATAATTGCTCGTCCCACGAGAGGTTCGCCGGCATCTGAGGGCCGGAGCTCGCCTTCTTCTTCTGACGCCGGACCGTGCGCAGGAAGGATTCGGGATCCTCGCGGAAGCGATCGACCAGGAGCTGCAGCTCATCGCTCTGCGCCGCGCACAAGCGCTTGTGGGTCGCGAGGAGCGGTTTGATGGCTTGTTCGATTAACGCCAAGGTCGTGCCAACCGGGGCGTCCTGTCGCCCCTCGCCAACCATCACCTCGGCAGTCCCTCCGAGGCTCTTGCCCTGTTCATTGAGCTGCTGAACGAAGCCCACCCAGACCGCGTCGGGGCTGCGGTAGGGCATGCCCATTGCGACTTGCTGGATCGGTAGTCCGCCAGTCTCGACTTCAGCCGAGCCGCCTGGCGGAATGCGGAATATGTTGTTATTCTGTCTAGCGGCCCCCTTGGCAACTAGAAGCCCTGGGAAATTGGCGAACATGCCAGCATCGACGATCTCTCGCCAAGCAGCGGTTATGCCATTAGTAATATTGCCAAGTAGATGAGACAGCCCAATAGCATAAAATCCGAACCCACGGATAAAGGGAAACTGGACAAAATAGGTCTTGGGCAGACACATTTCGTCGTCTTCATTGTAGTTTCTTCTGAGCTCGACGATTGTTCTTGTCTCTCTGTGTATGACGGCCTTGTAGGGGACCGCCAGGCCGTCAGGTGATCCGTCGGTCTCATGCTCGAAGCCATCGAGGTCCAGCTCGCAGTAGGTCTCCAGAAATTCGTGTTCGCGATCGTCTTGCTCCCAGCTGTCGTATTTACGCACGCCGGAGATTTGCTCGCTCTGCAGCTCGGTCGCTGACTTCTCGATGTAGCCTGGCGTGGATAGGTCGACGTCGCGCCAGGCGCCGCAGATCTGCATGCGCTTGACCATCGAAGGGCGCATAAACACGCGGTGCGTGATCCGGCCCGCATCGTAGATCGAGGTTGCGCTATTGTTGACGATCAGGTCATCGCCAAACACCGCGCGAGAGATTGGCCGGCGGAGGATCGGATCGTGGCACACCTTCTTGAAGACGCATCCATCGAGCCCCACGCGCAACAACATCTGATCTGTGTCGGGAATCCAGGGCTTGTCGACGACGGTCAGATAGTGATTGAGATCGTGCTCCAGAGCGTCGGCGAGGTCGTCGAGTGCTGGAGTCGCGCCCGCCGTGTCCTCGGAGACTTTCGCGGGTCCGTCGGTTGGGCAAAGTTCAGCGAAGGCATTGGCCCCGAATCGTATCACTGCCTCCGCCAGTAGCGTGGCGCGGATCTGCGATTGACCTTCGAGCGGAGCTGAGCCCTCGGAGCCGCTCGATCGCATCGATTCGATGCGCAGGCCCATGAGCTCCATGCCGCGAGCTCGCGTGTCGAGCCATTCACGGCGTGATTCGTTGTCTTGATCGATTAGGCGGATGAGCTCGTCGGCGAGTCCGTTGAGCTGCGTGTCGGGGAGCACCTCGGCGAGGTTATCGTCGAACTCGGTGTCTTCCTTCGCGATGCGCGGCGGCCCGATATAGACGATGACGCCGCCGTCATCGGTCTCGATCTTAGTGGCTTTGTCGTAATCGATGCCGCCGTCATCGTCTGAGAGGTCGACGTCCCTCGGCGTGAAGAGACTCGACATGTCGTCGTCGTCATCAAAGCTGCCGTCAATAGGGCTCGGCGGCAGCCTGATCGCCCCAAGACCACCGAGCCCAGCCATGACGGACCTCAGTCAGCGACGAGAACCAATTCCTGGCCAAGAACCTTCTTTTCCAGCTCTTCGTCAAGCGGCTGCGCCAGGCAGAGCGTATTGTGCAGGCGCGTCGCCGCGATCCATTTGTCCGGCGGATCGCCCTTCTTCTTGAGCCGGTGGCCTGCCTGGAAGAGGTTTTTGACCTCGTCCTTGTCGACGACCTTCTCTTCCGGCTTTTTCTCCTCAGTTGAGGCGTCTTTCTTCTCGGACTCTTTTGCGGGCGGGGTAGGCGCGCCGCGAGGCGGTTGCTGCTGCGGCGGGGGTTGCTGTGGTGTCGTTGCCATGGGAGTGCCTCCTTCGAGGGCGCGGATTCCGCGCATCGAAGGGGAGGTTCGTCAAGAGGTCCGCTGAACGGTCACACTGAAAGTCTGACCCCGAAAGCGGAAATGCGTCGATCCGCCGGAGCTGCCGATGATTTCGACGCCTTGCTGCGCCGTGAGGGCGGACGCGAGCGTCTTCGCCCAGACGAGGAGCCCCGCGTCGACTGGCGGGGCGCGATTAACCAGCGGCGGTTTCCTTTTCTCGTCAGCCATGACGCGCCGGTCTCCCCATCGATGGTCTCTTCGCCGCGCCGCCGATCGCCAGCGGCTTCGCGTGTCGCTCCTTACGCGACATCTTGCCGCGTTTCACGCCAAGCTTAGTCGGTTGGTTCGTTCCGGGGCGAAGCTCTCCGGCCTTTTGGAGAGTAGACGTTGCGACAGCCCACGGATTGACGTCGGGGCTCGATTTTTTGATCGCTTTAACCGCCTTGTCCAAGATCGCGGGCATCGTCGCCTCCTTCGCCGATCACGAGCATCCCTCGCAACCCGGCGTGCTTCAAGATGACCATCGCAAACTGGATCGCCTGATCGCGTGGGAGGGAAAGCCATGCGACCGGTTTGCCGAAATCGAGCCGCACCATAGGCGTGCCAACCGGCGCCGGATGGCCGCTGAGCGCGACGTTGATTCCACCTTCATCATCGTCGCTGAGCTTCCCGTGCGGGAAGTCGCCGGTCGGGCCGAGCTTCGACTCGTTCAATTGACGCCTCCCATCTGCCGGCGCACGTAGTCCTGGGCGAAGGCCTCGCACAGCGCAGCGTAGAAAGCGCGCGGGGTGAAGTACTTGAGATACTCGCCGCTGCCGATCTCTTCCTCGGAGCACGCGATGAGATGGACCGGGCCGTCGCGGATAATCTCGTCGATTCCGTTGGTGAAGAAGAGTCCATCCGGCGTGTGCGTGACGTTGAGCTGGACGCCGTGCAGCTCGCCGATCTTCTTCGCGATCTGATCGAGGACCGGCCGAACCTCGAAGGCGCTGCGAATCTTCGCCTGGCCGCGCAGCTGGTGCTCGCTCATGCCTTGCCTTTCATTTCTGGCTGTCCCTCGAAGCGCGCGATCTGCTCCTTCAGCATGGTGACGACGTCTTGGCGATCCGCGCCGTTGGAGATGTAATTGCAGCGGCCTTCCTTCTCGCCGAACGGGAACACCAGAAGCACGAAACCAGTCTTACGCTCCTTGCCTCTGAGACCCTCGTTAAACGTATCGTCGAGCGCCCGCGCGATGCCGTTCATCATATCGCGATATTCGTCCTCGATGGGCGCGTCGCCAAGACGTTCGCTCATGACCAACGCAGCCTTTCGTCGCTCTCCTCTTCGATCCGCTTCACCCAGTGGCGCACGTAATCCGGGTCATGGTCGTTGATGTCGACCCACATCGGCCCCAGCGGGCGTGGCCACGCATGCAGCTTAAGCTCATGGTACGGGGCGGAGCGCGGGACCGGGCAGCCGCCGATATCGACCGTGTCGAACAACCAATTGATTGGTACGTACATCGGCATGAAGCGCTTGCTGATCTTCATCAGCGGCGCGACGCGGATCACCGCCGGAGCGGCGACGAGCGCTGCGAGCCCAGTGATGAATCCGCGTCGGCCGAGCTCGATCACTGCAAGTCTCGCAGCGCTGAAATGACCTCTTGGATGGCAGCGCGCGGGATCAGAACGCCCTCGGCGTCATGATGCCAGAGATTCGTGATCTGGATGTAGTCGTCGTCCTCGAAGTCCTCGACTTTGGTGTTCTGCGCCTCGCCGTTCTCGTCGTCGTGCTTGATCAACATCGGCCCCTCCCCTTCACGGCGTCCTCGATCCTTCGATCTCCACAAATTTCAGCATCCCAGCGGCGCGCAGCGCGCGGGCCGGAAAATCGGGGATATATTTCTCTGCGATCTCCTCTGGAGTCGCCGCGACCATTTCCTCGCCGTCGACCGTAATCGGCTCGTCGACCCCGTCGACAAAGATGAGCCGATCGCCGGAGACCTCGACCGCGATGTCGACCCCGAACACCCGGTTGCCGACGAGATGCGCAATCCGGGTGAACCGTTCACAAGCTTCGTCGATTTCAGCCATAGGAATCCTCCGCAGAAAGCGGGCGGCCCCATCCGCTTCCGGCTGGGGGGCAAAAAAGAAACATCGGAGCCGCCCGGGCGGGGGATCTAACCACCCCGCCGATTGCAGCCTACCCCGATTTGCACTATTTGCAAGACGGGCGCTGGAGTCGAAAACGTGGCCCTCTACACCGTCAAGCAACATCGGCCGGCCTATTTCGAGGGCTTCGACGACATGGTCGTCACCGCGGTCCCCGAGGCCGATTTCACGAACCCAAAGGTCCTGCCCTGGCTGAAGAATTTCATGCATGACGACGTCGAGGACTACGCATTCGTCGAGTTTTACGTCGAGGACGGTTTCGGCACCGAGAAGCTCATCTCGGCGCGCTACAACAACGGCAAACACTGGGTCGCCGCCATCGCGCGGCCGGAGAAATGAAGTATCGCGAAATGGAGTTCAGCTATCGCGAACTGCAGAAGTGCGCCGAGCGCGAGGCCGCGATGCGAACCAACGTCTACCGGCGGCACGGCAAGGGCCGGCCGTCGGACATGCGCGAGATTGAGATGATGCGCGTCATCGCCTCGCTGATGAAAGACATGGCCGACGGCCAGGACCTGACCGAGCTCGTCAAAAAATCATGACTCATCGAGGCGGATGAGGCTAATGAAGCTAACCTTGTCGAGCGGGCAGGCGTAATAGGTCTCATCGTTGCCGGTAACGCTGTTCAGCTTGGTCACGCGATACCAGGTCTCCCAGGTTGTCTCCTCCATGATCATGACCGCCGCCTTGAGATCGGCGCTGATGCTCACCCAGGCATACACGTCCCCGACCGAGCGGTGGACCGATCGCACGCTGGAAACGAAGACTTCGCGAAACGGCCAGTCACGCCGGCCGCTGAAGGTGATCGTCAGCCCTTTGACCTCGAATCGGCGCCGCGGTCCGTTCTTCTGCCAGGCGAACAGATCGCCGCTGTCGGAGTACGCGCGGTGCTCGGCCGCCGTCGGAGCTTCCTCAGTCGGCTGAATCTCGACGGTGAACTTGCGCGTCTCATTCAGCCAATAGCCGAAAGCCCACACACTTGGCCTGTCGCTGCGCAGGCGCTCGAGGAAGAGCTCATGCTGCCTTGTCAGGCCGCCTCCTCCGGCTTGTTGGTCATTCTGAAGCGCACATAGGCGCGGATTCGATCGCCCTCACCCAGTCTTTGCTCGAGATCGGCGCGCACCCGCCAGTAGCAGCGGCAGCCAGGCGAACCGAACACCGCGACCGCGCCGGCTAGCGCCTGGGTGATCGTCGAGATCCCGTCCGCATGGACGATGAGCTCCATGTATTCCTCGCCGGTCTGACAGGTGCGCTGCTTCAGCCCGTCGAGAGGCTCGATCCCCTTCGCCTGCAGATGGGAATCGACGAAGGTCTGCACCGCCTTCTCCATCTCGAGCTCACCGCGGTTTTCGTGGAGCATCATTGTCCGCCCGAAAGGCCTTCGACCCGAAATAAGCGCCCAGGAAGCTGCCGGCGAACGCCGATAGAAACATCCAGGCGAGGTCCCACCAGGTCATTGTGACTAGACCAACTGCAACTGCAACAACAACATTCCCGACTGGTTAATCATATACTCGAATGAGCCTGGGGGGCGATGCGGCGACTGCAAGCTGGGCAGATTGAACCCGTCGCCCAGCCCGCCATAAGTATGACCGAGAACCGCGAACAAGTCCGGGTAATCCCGCGCTGAGAGCCGAGCGCCGTTGCACACCAGAAGGCCGTTGCGACCGATGATTGAGGGTCGCCACGCCTTGACAGGCATCAGCGCGTCGAGGCGAAGGATCGCCGGGGCGCTGACCAGTCCCAGAAGAAGACTACGCCGTCCAATCATTGCAGCTCATCGATCGCCCGAATGATCGCGTCCTCGCCGAGGCTCAGCCACGCCTCGTCATGGAAGGCGTGAACCGCAAACCCCGCCTTGGCTAAATCGAGCGCGTGCTCCGGGTCCGAGCGCGCCGCAGCCTCACGTTTGCATATCGGCCACAAAACTTGCAAATCGATCGCCCGTTGGTGCGCTCGCCACCAGCGCATCAGCAGGATCAGCAGGGTCATGGCGCCGCCACCTCGTTGAGGTCGCCCAACCCTTTCCCCTTCTTGGCGTCCCAGTCGACCCGATAGTGCCGCGGCTCCGGCCGGCCATGGTAGCGCCCCTCGCAACCCAACGGCTCAAGCGCCTCGCGCAAAATCTTGCCGCGACAGGGATGCTTGAGCATCCGCATCGCCTTGGCCTCAATCTGGGCCACCCGCGAGCGTGTTATGCCCCACATTTCGCCAATCTCCGTGAGCGTCTTCTCCTCGCAATCAATTCCGAACCGTATGCGCAAAATGCGCTCCAGCCTCGGCGGCAGCATGCCCAGCGCCTGGCGCACCGAGGCCACAGCCTGTTCCCGAATCATCGTCTCCTCGGCCGGTATCGCCAAAGTGCGCAGCGACGCCCCGAGCGCGGCAATCGACTCGATCTCTTCGAGATTCGCCTGGAACGCCACCCGGTTCTTGCGCAGCGGCGCTTCCAGATGCTGCGGCGGATACAACTCTTCCGGCATGCAGCCAAGAAAGGCCGAGAGCTTGGCGACGGGCTCGCGCCAGTCGCCCGTCGAAGCAAGCGCTGGCGCCTTGAGATTGGCGATGACGCCAAGCGTCGGGTTGGGAATGCCGCTCGCCCGCGCCAATGCCGCCAGGGTCGGGAAGCCGCTCTCGCGCATCTTGGTCAGCAACCGATTGTTGCGGACCCGCACGACGACTTCGTAGTCCTTCACGGCGTAACCCCGAGCCCCAGCGCGATCTCGCGAAGCAACCGCTCGATCGGCACAAGCCGGTCGCTCGTCACAATCAGCTCGCGAACCCCGCCACGAATCTGGTCAAGGCTCTCATTGAGCTTCCGCAGCTCCGCCGTCAGCTCCGCCACCGTCGCCACGTTCCGGATGTCCGCCTCCATCAGCGTCAGATCCGGCTCCTTGCCCTCGGCCATGCTGTTCAACCTCCCAGATCACTCCCAGCGCTCGGTCGAGCCGATCAATCGCCCGACAAATCAAAACCCGCGCCTCGACCCAATGCCCATCCTCCAACTCCGCCCTAACCAGATCCAGCATCCGCTGGGCGAAATCGAGATGGTTCATACCGGATCGAGCGGCGCCGCATAGGCGCCGTCCAAAGCCGTGCGCAGGATGGCGACGAAAGCGATCACTTCGGCGTCGATCTCAAGGCCCTGGCAACGCAATTGCCATTCAGAGAGGACGTGATCTAGCATCCGCGCTTCATCCGGACGCAAGAGGAAGTCGACGGTAGGATCGGGGCGATCGTCCGGTTCTCCCTTTGTGCCGACGTTCATGGTTTAGCCCGCAACCACTTGCACCCAGCGAATGCAGATTCGCGATTAGACTACGCCAACCGACTACGTCGAAAGAGGTAGGTCAATGCTTCGTCTGCCAAGCGACCCACTCGTGCGCTGACCACCACCACATCGCCAGTTCGTAGTCGCGCCGCTCCGCGGCGCTCAACTCGCCCCACGTCTTGCCGTTGGGGCACGGCATCGTCAGCTGCGGCTCGCCGCTGGCCTCCCACCAACTGCGGGTAGACGACAGCTCCTCGCCAAGCTTGACCGCCTCTTCGCTGGTCATCATCCTCGGCTCCTTCAGATCGGATAGAGCGGCGCCGGCGGCATCGGCGACGCCATCAGCTCGGCATAGTTCTCCATCTCCACCTCGGACGATTTCTTTAACAAGCCCCGATCGCGCAGCCACTTCAACGCCTGGCAGACCGCATCCGGAATATCGTCATGCTTGCCCTTGGGGAAAGAAGCCATCTGCGACATCGCCAGCTCCGCCCAGTCCCGCGGCCAGACCGCCCCATTCCCCTGCGTCTGCGCCGGCACCCACATGACCCCCTTGCGAATCGACCCGTCAGCCTCCTCCTCGCCCCACAAATGCGTCAGGGCATGCGCCCGCGCCACCTTGTCCATGTTCAGCGGGTCAATTCGCTGCACCGCAAACTCCTCGTCCCGCGTCAGCCGCTGCACCTCCTGCGCAACCGAAATCCCAGACCCCTTGTTCTCAATCAACAGCCGGTGAACCTTCAACTTCCGGCTGCCCTTGATCACCTCCGCAACCAAATCCGCCAGCGGCAGCCGCTTCTGCCAGCAGCTCATCAGCATCGCTTGCTGGACCCCATGATGATTGTTGAAAACGCCCATAATCACGAACGCGGAATAATCGTTCTCCTGCTTCTCGCCATAGGCCGGGTCCAACGACCCCAAAATGATGTCAAAGTCCGGAAATTGGCTCTCGTTGCGCCCATAGGTCACCGCGATCGACCGCGACCACAGCTCCCACCCATTGTACGAAAATAGCCCGCCGCCCCGCGGCGCCGGCCGCTGCTGATACTGCCCAGCCCAAGCGAACTTCTCCATGTCCCGCTTGAGATTGTCGACCTCCTGCCGACCCCACCGCTCCGAAAACAAGAGCTCCCCATCCGACCGGCGAGGATCCGAAAACCCAATCGACGTCTCGCAATGCCGCCCGCTCTCGTACTCCATCGGCAAAACTAGCTGCACATAATCCGGCATGAACTCCTGGATCACCCCCGAAATGTCCCCCTCATGCAATCGCTGCATGATCACAACAATCGCGCTCCGCGCCTGATCATTGAGCCGGTTCACCGCCCCCTCTCTGAACCTCCTGGTCGCCTTCTCCCGATCCGTCTGACTCTCCGCCTTCTCCACAGAGTGCGGATCATCGAGGATAAGCCGATCGCCGCGCCGACTCGTCAAACTCCCAAACGCAACCCCGTCCCGCGTCCCCGTCAGCGTGTTCTCAAAACTCAATTCCCCAAATCGCGTCAGCTCCACATGCGGCCAATGCCGCTGATACCAATCACTCGTCACCAACGTCCGCATCTTCCGGACGTCCCGAACAACCGCCGTCTCCGCAAAAGAACTGGAGATATACCGGTAACTCGTCAGACCCTTCGGCCCCCACTCCCACGCCGGCCAAAACACGCTCACCAAAAGGCTCTTCGCGCTCCCAGGCGGGACATTGATCAGAAGCCGCGTGATCAGGCCGGCGGTGACAGCTTCGAGGTGCTCGCAAATCGCATCAATCAACCAACCGTGTACATACCGCCGGTTCGGCTCCAAAACATGCCAAGCCTCCTGAACAAACGCCGCAAAACTAACCCGACACTTCTCCCGAACCGTCGTGATGCTCTCCGACGCCTCGATCCGACTCACCCCCAATTCCCGCCGCATCAACTCCGCCACCACCGCCTCGTGACTCGGCATCGCGCTCGACCTTGGCATGCTCGCCCTCAATCATCACTGGATGTCCCGCCAACGGCCGCAAAGCCCGCTCCAACTCAATCAGCTGCGGCACACTCAGCCGGCTCAAATCCGGCCCATCTTCCCGATCCCCACGCGGCGCCGCCCAAATCGCACCCCCGCGCCGCTCTAACCAAAACTTCGCCATCCCAGGATCAGCCTGCCGCCAATTCTTCTCCGGACCCCCTACCCCCATCAAATACGCCGACTGCGCCATCTCATTCGTCCGCCTCGCGTCCCCCTTAATCATGCAATCCCGATACCGCCGATACAGCCGATCCGGCGCCAATCCCGTCAGCAGGGAGATCTGCGCCGCTCCCAACCCGTTCGCACTCATCTCCTCAATCGAACGCTCCATGTCCGCAGCCGCAGCCCGACGCTTCAACGCCAAAGCCGCCGAACGCTCCGACGTCCCCGCCGCCCGCGGTCTCAAATTCTTTAATGACGTCTCGGATACGGACATTGTTTTCGGGTCCCATCATATTTCCCGGAGAGGGTTAATCGGAATTTAGCTTCGTGGGGGCGCTCCCCCCCCCCTCTTCCACCCATGGGCACGCCATCATAGGGGCACGCATCGCGCCACGCATATGCCTGCCCTGCCTGGGCGCATGCAGATCCCAGGCGGCCTGGCGTCAACATCGCGCAGAGCGCATGCAATATCAAGCGCTTGCGCTGCGCCGGCGACGAGCTCGAGCTGCTGTACCCCAGCCTGTACCCCGATCGATGGCCGGCGCGAGCCGGCCTGGCGCGGGACGCCAGCCACGCGCCAAACGACACTCGTTCAGTCCCGGCGGGTGAAGGACCTGGCGGGGGAAGAGTCGCGAAGGCAAACGCTGGGGCGCACTCTTTCTCTGGGAGCGAGGGACGGAGCCGAAAGCGGAGCGTCCCGTAGGGTTCGGCGAGGTCCTGAAGCGGGCAGAAAAGGACACTGGCGGGACATAGAGCGTCCTTGTTTGATCGTGCGCGCGGGAGAGCAGCTAACGATTCCGGACAGTGGTGGCGCGTCGGTTGGGACCTCGCTTCGCGCCGCCACAAGGGCGGTCGGTCCCGCCCTCTGCTGCCCGACGTGAGGGCATAACGGGCGGTGGAGGCTTGCCGCGCGCGCGCGAGGCGGCGCGGGGACAATGGCGATTTTGCTGGGTTGGGCAAAATCAATTTTTATAACCCTGTCAGGGCAAGCGCTTGCGAGGGCTGTGGCTGGGGTTTGGGATTGACCGAGCTGTGGGGCTGTAGATTGCTTTGGGGCTGTTCTGAGCGATTTATGGGGCTTGGCGGGGCCGTTCTGGCGTGCTTCATTTGCATGGTCTGCAAGCTTGGGAGGGCTGCAATGGCGCCGAGGTATGCTCCTGCGATTTTCCCCGCTTTGGCTTCGTCTCCGATCAAACGGCGTCGTTTGGCCAAGGTGCGGCTGATGCGCGCCGATCGCTCCATCGCTCGCCGCGAGGCGCTCGCGCTTCAACGTCAATTTGGGAAGACTTGGGCCGAGGCGGAGGCCTGGGCCAATTCGCTCGTGCGAGGGGAATCCGATGAATGATCCCCTTGCGATCCTAAGCGATCCTAAGCGATCCTAAGTGAGGGAGGAGCGGAATTGAGCGAGAAACCGATTGTCGAGATCCGCGGGCTCGATATCCAGTGGATCGAGGTTTCGGGCGACCGCGAGGGGTTCGCGGAGGAGAAGGCGGCCTGGCGGATTCAGGTGCGGCGCGAGGGCGAAACCGAGTGGACGACGATCCCAGTGATCACGGTTGCTGGGCCGCCGGAGGACATGGAGAAATAGCGCCTCTATCGTGGGAGAAAAAATTAACGTGGCCCATAGCAAGGACATCGCTCTGCGTAAGGCGCGCACAAAGGGCTATTGGAGGTGGAGGTGCCGCTGCGAACGGCTGGGCCTCGATTGGACCGATCGAGAGGTCCGGAGAGCTTACGCAGCCAATCCTCGCACCGGCCGCTTCCGCAACAAAGGCCTCTATTGGTGGCTGCATCCCGATGAGAACAAGGGCGGGGCGTAGAACCGTTGTCCCGGCAATGTCCCTCTTGTGTCCCGGGACAGAGGCGGGACAAATCGCCTGCCTAGACGGACCTGGCTGGGGACGTGAGCGGGACAGGCTTTCGGACGGGCTATAATAAAAAGTGCGATAATCGCGACGTTTTCCTCGGAAACCCCTTGTTTCCCTGGGGCTCAGCCCCATTTACGAGTCTCGTCGGCTTTCCTACCAGGCCGGCGCAGAAACGGAGTCGAAATTGCACCCCATCCAAACCCTAATCGACGACGGCGCTCTGTTCGTCGTCTCTCACTCTGGCGGCAAAGACTCGCAGGCGATGCTGATCAAGCTCGCCGCGATCGTGCCGGTCTCCCAGCTCCTCGTCATCCATGCGAGCCTCGGCGACGTCGAGTGGAAAGGCGCGCTCGAGCTCGCCCGCGACCAGGCAGCCGCCGTCGGCGCGCCATTCCTGGTCGCCCATGCCTTCTGGAAGGATGGCAGCTCCAAAGACTTCCTGGGCATGGTCGCCAAGCGCAAGACCGATCGTCCCGAGGTCCCGTCCTGGCCGGCCGGCGAGCAACGCTACTGCACGTCAGACTTGAAGCGTGACCCGATCCAACGCGAGGTCCGCCGCTACGTCCGCAAGAGCGGCCACAAGCTGATCGTCATGTGCGAGGGCATCCGCGCCGCCGAGGGCGACGAGCGCGCCAAGTATGTGCCCTTCAAGCTTCACGAGGGCACGAAGTTGAACGCCGCCGGCCGGACCGCCTGGAACTGGCTGCCGATCTTCGAGCTGAGCACGGCCGAGGTTTTCGAGACCATCCGCGCCGCCGGCCAAACGCCGCATTGGGCCTATGCCGAGGGCAACGAGCGGTTGAGCTGCGTCTTCTGCATCTATGGCTCGAAGGGCGACCTTTTCCGCGGCGCCCGGGCTCGGCCGGATCTCTACCAGCGCTACCTCAAGATGGAGGAGGCGACTGGCTACACGATGCACATGAGCCGCAAGAGCCTGGCTGAGCTGGTCGCCGAGGGCCAGGCCGAGTTCGAGGCTCTCGCCCAGGCAGCCTAACCCCACCCCAAACAACGGTCGTCAGCGGGCTTCCTACAGCCCCTGGCGGACCGGGAGTCGAGCCCATGCACAAGTCCGCAATTTATGGTCTGCCCATCAACCCGCGCCACCTCCTGAACGAGCTGGCCGGAGCATCGTTCTGTGTCTCATACGCGACCCGCGATCGGCTGGGCGCCCAGCTCGAGGATGCCATCCGCCTGGTGGGCGCCGATGGCGTTCTCCTGGTCGATAACGGCGCCTTCTCGCTCCACAAGCAGGGGGTCAGCGCTCGCGACGAGTCCTACCTCGAGGCCTACGAGGCCTGGGCGCAAGACATCCTCGATCGTTGCCCGCAAGCCATTGCGGTCATCCCCGACGTGATCGGCGGGACGGTCGACGAGAACGCCGAGCTCGTCCGCACCAGCATGCTCGACTACGAGCGCGCCATGCCGATCTGGCACATGCACGAGCCGATCTCCTACCTCCTGCACCTCTGCACCGACTTCAACTACGTCGGCATCGGCTCGTCGGGGGATTTCTGGCAATGCGGTTCGCCGGCCTGGCATGCGCGGATCCAAGAGGCGCTCGAGGCGATCGACGCCTGGGAGGCCTCGAGCAACGGCGCCTATCTGCGGCCGCGGCTGCACATGATGAGGGCGCAGAGCATGGCTCACCTGTACGCCTTCGACACGGCCGATAGCTGCAACGTCGCGGTCAACCACTGCCGCTACAAGGACCAGGGACCTGGCTACGTCGCCAAGTTCGCTGAGCGGGCTGCAGCCAAGATCGTGGCCTCGTCAGGCCCCGAGGCTGAGCACCAGGTCAAGCGGCCGCTGCTGGGGCACCTTGAGACCGCTGCCTGGCGCGAGCGGCTCGTGGACGATTTCTGGGACCGGGAGGAGGCTCTGGCGATCGCCAACGAGCTGCCTCTCGCAGCGTAAGGGCGAAACGCGGCGCAAGCCGCGTCTCGGCGTAAGGCGCCGACTGACGAGCCCTACCCTCGCAGCAATCCAAAGGAGTCGAGCATGACCCGCTTTTACGCGGATCTTAATCCCGCATACCCGTCGAAGGGCGAGCACCGCTGGCGCGTGTTCCGCCGTGACGGGCTCACCGTCCAAGCTGTCGGCAAGAGCTATCGCAGCCGGCGATCGGCTGAGACGGCGGCAACGCGCTTCTATGTCGCGTTCGCCATGACCCACCTGGGCCTCGTGCGCAGGGAGGTCGAGCAATGAAGGTCGACGTGCGCGAGAGCGCCGGCCTTTGGGAGGTGGCGCTCGACGGGAGCGTCATTTTCCGCGGCCCCAAGTTCATCTGCCAGGTCGTCGCTAATGCCAACCAGGCGGTGATCGACGAGCGGGAAGAGCGCGAGAATGGTTGCGATGTTGACAGTTTTGCAACAAACGCTAGCCTGAACCCGGGCGGTATCCTACCCGCCCCTCAATCGGAGTCGAACCGATGTCCAAAAATCGAGTGGAGTGGACCGTCGAGATGCTCGCGGTCCTGCACGATCTGCGAGCGGCGCGGGTGCCGCTCTATCACTGCGCCGAACTGATCGGCGTGGGCTACGCGACCGCAGTCTACAAGGCGCGTGAGCTGGGGCTCGCCGCCAGGTTCAACCATGGCCGGATCCCCGGCAAAGGAGTCGAAACGTGATCATCGAAGGCTACCCACGCTACATCGGCGTCACCGACGAGGAGGAAGCGATCCTTCTGCGGGCGCTCGAGGTGCACCGCAATTTGCTGCGTCACCTGGCCGACAAAAAGTACGGGAAGCACGAGCACCGCGAGCTCAAGGCCAAGCGTCTGGAGACGATCGAAGCCTTGATGGAGCGCGTGTTCCCAACCGGCGAGACCGAGGCCGAGGTCTATGCGCGCCTCGAGGCGGAGGCGGCGGCCGATCCGCTGCCGCCAGACCCCGAGCGGGACCGCATCATGCGCCGCTTGGTCGAGGATGCGCAGAAGGATGCGCAGAAGGTGCGCCACTTGACCGAGAATATAAAGAAAGCGGTGCAGAGGGGCACGCCATGAGGCCCGACAAACCCCTGCACATTGGCGTCGCCAGCGGCGTCGGCGCGCACGCTGGGCGCTATGTGATCAGCGCTGAGTATGTGACCGGCTACGAGGTCCTGGGCGTCTACAAGACCTACGCTGCCGCCCAGGCAGACTTGCTGCGCGTCAAGCGCCTGCATGCGGCCGCGGCCGCCAAACGGGGAGGCAAGAAGTGATCACCAATGAGACGATCGTCGTTCTGAACGACGGGGAGTGGACGGGTCCGTTCGCGGACTTTTGCGCGTCGAACAAGTTCGAGGACGAGGAGGTCGACGCGATCGAGGCGGACCTCGAAATCTGGGGCGTGTTCGAGGGCGGCGGCGGCGCATTGGCCTCCTTCAAGCTCAGCGTGGAGGCGAAGCCATGACGCTCGATGAGATGATCCAGCTCGCCGAGGACCAAGCGCGGCGCACCATGATCGGCACCAAGGAAGAGCTGGCGCCTATGTGGCTCACGCTCGACGTCGATGGCAAGGTTGAGATCGTCGCCACGCCCTGGAGCGGCGGCCATGAGAAGGAGCTCACGATCGAACTAATGCGCGTGTCGATGCGCGCCAGGCAGATCGTCGCCTACAGCCTGCTGACCGAGGCGTGGATGGCTCGCGCATCGGCCGAGGAGGTCAAGACTGGCGGATATATCGGCAAGCCGCCGAGCGAGCGCGCCGACCGCGTGGAGGCCGTCGTCGCCATGGCCGCCAACAAGGCCGGCGAGCACCGCTACAAGAACTGGCAGACCATCCGCGACAAGAAGGGGCGCTGCAAGGAGCTGCGCCCGCTGGTCGGCCCCGAGGACCAGCTCATGTCGATCTTCGACAATCTCCTCGACGATCACAGGAGGTCGAATTGATCCGCATTGCGATCACCAAGGAGGCCCACGCAGCCATCGCGGCGACGATCGAGGCGGGAAGGGGTCTAGAAGCCCTGCAGGAGCTCGAGGACGGGCGTTTATGGATTTGGCTGCCCAAGCCCTTCGCGCGCACGCTCGCCCATCTACGGCGCCCTGGCGAGGATTACAGCCAAACAATCATCCGCATCGCAGAGGGACGCTGGCCATGACCGAGGACATTGAAGCCCTACGCAAGCGCATAGAAGAGCTGGAAGCGGCGCTCCAAGAAATCTGCATCAAGTGTCGGTCGAACGAATGGGGGCCGGATACTCCGCGCCGGATAATCCTCAACACGCTGCACGACATGGCGGCAGAAGCACTGGTGGCGAAATGATTCTGCAGCTCGCCCTCATCCGCATTGCAGAAGGACGCTGGTCATGAAGCAGCGATACACCATCCAGCTCGAGCGCACGATCCTTAAGACCGCGACGGTCGAGGTTGTGGCCGAGGACCTCAAAGACGCTCGCGATCAGGCGATCGTCAAGGGGCGCTTCTCGGACATCTGGGATGTCGATGAGAGCACCACGCGCGTCCTCAAGATCACGGCCCACGCTGGGGAGGTGAAAGATGAGCCGCCGGCAATATCCCAAGCACAAGAATGACGGCTGGGACCGCTTCATCACCGAGCGGTCCCAGGGACCCGACGGCAAGTTTTCGTTCGAGCGATTCCGCGAGCTGTTCGACCAGCTCGATTGTCCGGACCTCATCCCGGCTGAGGGCAATAACGGCACCAGGCGCATGACCGCAGGCATCCAGCTGCGGTCTTATTATGCGGACGGCGTGATCCGATTCCGCGATGGCTCGACGGTCACGCTCAACATCGAGGACGAGCCATGAAGGTCGTTTGCCTGAAGCGCGGTTACCGCATGACCCTCACGGACAACGAGATGCAGCTCTTGCGCGAGACGGTAAAGCGCGGGATCGCGGCGCTCGACGCCGATGCTTACGCCGCGCTCCCCTACAAGGTCCGCAAGGTCCTCCGCGGCCGCTGGGATCTGCCTGGAGGCCCGCTGAAGACCGACGAGAACAGGAGGCCAGCATGAGCTGGACGCTTGTCATCCTGCTTTGCCTCAACGAGGTGCCGCACGATCAATGCAACCAGGAGACGGCGGTCTGGGTCATGCGCCCGGTCATGCGCTACTCGGCGCCGATCGGCTGCGCGGTGGCGAGCATGCAGATGCTGCCAATCATGGAAGACGCCGACAACTCTACCCACCCGGTGATCAAGTGCGAGGTCAGATGAACGACGTTGTCGAGACCTGGTTCAAGATGCGCGACGCGATGCTGCAGGGCAAAGAAGGCGTGCAAGCGCCAGCGCTCCGGCCGCCATCGCTGCGCTACTGCTGTTACGCCGTTCTGGTCTCGCAGGGCACCTTCAAGCCAGGCACCTCCACGGAGATCATCGAAAGTTACGTAAACGGTCTTGAGCTGGGTGCGTTGGACGCCTTGCGGCGCGCCTGGGAGAGGACACGCCAATGAATCTGCATCCGTTCGGCGAGGTGGAGGCGCACGCCAAGCGCAAACAGCAAGAGGGCTGGACGACCTACCAGCAATTCAACTGCGCCGGCTGCGGCGCGAAGCAGACAATGCCGGACAAGAACAGATTCTTCGCCCGCGGCAAATGCGAGGAGTGCGGTCACGTCACGGACATCGTCAAGGACGGCTGCAATTTCATGGCCACGATGTCGATGAAATGAGGGATGAGAGCGAGGCCAAAGCGATGACCATAACGCTGATAGAATGGTGGCGGCAGAAGAAGGAGCGCGAGCGCCTCGCAGAGGAGGCATGGCGCCGCAGTCGTCCGCACTATCGTGATGAGGATCGCCAGCGTTCTCGCGATGACAGCCGCCCGCATCATCACGAAGAGAATACCACGCCCACGTCCTTGCCCACGTTCCCCTCAAGTTACGATCCGCCAGCGGCCCCAGATCCGCCAGCGGTTCAGCCAGCTGCGCCAGATCCTCCCGCGATCGATCCTGGCGGGGGCAGCTCCGGAGGCGGTGGCGCCACCGCCGATTGGTGATTCTTGGGCGTCGACAAGTCGGGTGGCTGATTGGCGCTGTAAACGCCGTGCCTTTGCGCAGCAGGGTTCGAGTCCCTGGACGCTCACCAAAAAAAAGAGGCGGCCTAAGCCGCCTCCCTCAACCTACGCCGCGGATCTTAGCGGCACCACGTTGTCCGGCGCTAGGCCGCCCTGGAGGAAGGCGGCCCAGGCCTGCATGATCGGCCGGCGCAGCTCGGTGAGCTGGTCGCGGGCATAGGCGCGCTTCACCTTGTCCTTCTCGAGATGCGCCAGGCATTTCTCCGAGAGCCGATCGGCAACGCCATTGTTGTCGGCCCAATCCTTGAACACGCTCCGGAACCCATGGACGGTCGCGCCGGTCGCGCGCTCGACGAAGGCCCACAGACCCTGGTGGCTCATCGGAGCTCCCTGGGCCTGCGCGATCTCGCCGCGGCCGCCGACGAACACGAACTCGCCCGTCCGCTCAATGCGCCCGAGGAGCTCAATCGCCGCGTCGCTCAACGGCACCTCATGGTCGCGGCTCATCTTCATGCGCGAGGCAGGGATCGTCCAAACCTTGCGGTCGAGGTCGATCTCGTCCCAGCGGGCGCCGCGGGCCTCCTGGCTGCGGGTAGCGGTCAGGATGACAAACTCAGCCAGGCGAGCTGCGACGACGGCCGAGGCGCGGATACGGGCGAGAGCTGCAGGCGCATCCTGCCACGGCACTGCAGCGTGATGCGGCGCGACGTCGCTCTCGACCTTCGCCCGCTTGGGGGCGAGCAACTTCCAGATCTTCGCGGTGGCCGGGTTGGCTGCGGTGCGCCAGCCCGAGACGACGGCGTAATCGAAGACCGTCTCGAGCCGGTTGAGCAACGCCTTGGCCGTGTCGTCATGGCCGGCCTGGTAGATCGGCATCACGATCGGGCGGATGTCGTCGAGCCCGATCTCGTCAATGGACTTGGCCGCGATCGGCTTGCAGACGATCTCAAGGTCGCGCCGCCAGTTGCCGAGGGTCGCCGAGCGGCCCTTGAGCTCGCTCACCTTCCACGCGCCGACGTTGTTCGTGATCACGTCCTGGGCGACCTGGGCGAACGTCTTGCGACGTGCCTGGGCCTCGATCGCCTTGCGCTTCTCTTCGATGGGGTTGAGCCCATCGCGGACCTGGGCGAGGAGCTCATCGCGCTTGCGACGTGCCTGGGCGAGGGAGACCTGGTCGACGCTGCCAAGGCCGGCCTCGATGCGCTTCCCGTTCTGCCTGGGGCCGCGGACGACCCAGCTCTTGCTGGCCCCGCGAACGACGAGAAAGAGATAACCACCATCCGCCAGGCGGCCCTCGCCGGCCTCCCGGACCTGACGCTCTGTAAGACGATTAATGCTCGTATCCACGTTTCGACTCTCCTGTTCTGTACCCCGCGCTGTACCCCGGAAATCGGCGTCTGGTGGCGTGAGGTGGCGTTCAGTGGAACCCCAGATAGGGGCCGCTCATTGCGATGTCAATGGGTTAGCGCGCCACTAGACGCCACTAAGCGCCGCCCAGGCAGATGTAGACGCCCTGGGCGATTGGATCTACGTCCATGGAACTATCAGAAATGTCAGGAGAAAAGAGGGCGGGGTACAGGATTCGAGTGTCTGTACCCCGTTAGATACCCCGTCAGGCTTTTTTTGCCTTCAAGAGCTTTTCGATGCTGGCGTAGTCGACCTTGCGCTCGGCGCCAGGGATGTTGACCTCGCGCAGCGTTCCGTTGGCGAGCCAGCGGCGTACCGTGGTCACAGAGACGTCGAGGATTCGCGATGCCTCTACGATTCTGACCATGACAGGCCGCGAAGGGTCGCGCGGTTTCAAGCGTGGCATTTGTCTCCTCTCGTTTCCATGAGACGCCATGACATAGCCCACCAGAGGGGAGGTCGCGCAAGCGAGTGCGAGGATCTGTCCCCTGCTATTTGTCGCCACTTCTAGCCACTTGACGCCGCTAGGCGTCTTGGCGCAGTCTCCATCCACTGGCGGCCCTTTAGGGCCGCCGTAAGCAGGGAGACGTTCATGCGTAAGAATATTGTTCGCATTCCTCCGCCGCTCGAGATCCTCCCGGCCGAAAGGGAACGGCCGACGGGGCTTCTCGACCATGTGAGCTTCTGCTTGGGGCAAGTTTGCGCCGAGGATGCGGAGGCGATGAAGCTCGCCAATACGGTCGATACGACCGACTCACAGACTGGGGGCTTCAAGGAAGACCGCCTCTTCCTCGCCCGTGCGATCAAGTTGTGGGCCGGCGAGCACGGCTACAACGACGTCGCGGCGGCCAAGGAGCGCGCGATCCGCAACAAGCTCGAGTGGGCGCTGCGCCGCCGCGACACGGCGGAGCTCCCAGTCTCGCGCAGGGCGCGCATCGCGCTCGCGGCCGCCAAGGAAGCTAACGGCCAGATCGAGAACGGCGGTTAAGCCGCAGCTCACGGCAAAAGCCTGAAAGGCCGGGAGCCCTCCCCTCCCGGCCCTTTTTTCGTGAGGAGTCGAATCGATGAACATCAACGTGACCACAAAACGAAAGCGCGGGCGTCCGCCAGGCAGGCGCGGCAAGAACATGCCGGCGTTAGAGAAGGCGCGCGCCGCGGTGCGATTCCACCTGGCCGCCGGCAACCCCATTAACACCTATGAGCTAGGCGAGCTCGCAGGCGTTTCCCACGTCAAGATCGACGAGGCTATCGCCGCCGAGAAGGCGGCCCAGGAGGCCTGGACAAGAGCTAAGGCCGACATCGAGGTCGATCCGGCAAGCTTGCCTAAGACGGCAAAGAAGAAGCTCGAGGCCGTGCTCCGCCGGGAGGTCAAGCGGCTCGAGGACGAATACGACCAGCGATTCCACGCCAACGTCGCAGCTCATGTCGCCCGACTCAAGGCCGAGCACTTGCCGCGGTGGCGAGACGATGCGGCTCGGGTTGCACGCGAAGCCGATCGCTATGCCGCGCTCATCAATAACCACAAGCCGATCTTCACCGAGGTCGAGTTCAAGACAATTCTCATGGTCATGCACCCAGACAATGCGGCCAGCTCAGAGACGCGAGCCGA